TGCCACCACGACGAGCAGCGCATTCGCATCGATGCAGCGCTGAAGCCTCAGACGATGGCGGAAACGGTCGTGCATGAGGTTTTGCATGCCTGCTGGCCGGGGCATATGAAGGGCGACGGTGGGCGCGAAGAGCTAATTGTAACCGCTCTTTCTCCAAATATTTGCCAAGTGATGCGCGACAATCCTAAGTTGTTTGAATGGCTTAGCGACGCTCTTAAATGACCGAACGCGTCATGGTTCCCAACCTCGACGGGTTGCATATAAATATCACCGTAGATCGCGTTTACGTCTACTTGGCCGATGAACTTATATGGGCAGGCCCTATAACGACATGGTCATACGCTTTGGCAAATCCAACTAAATGACCAAACCTCTAGAAGTCGCAGGCGCAAAGTTTACGGTCAGCCGTGATGGCGTCGATATTAAGCACGGCTGGCTGTTCAATGGTCACATCACTACCGCTGAAGCCATGCGAATTAGAGATTGGCTGAACGCTAATTATCCCAACAAACCTAAGGAATGCAAATGCCAGCCCCAGTAGGGCGGCCTACCAAATACGATCCGCGCTATTGCGAGGAGATGGTTGCATTCTGCGGCCTCGGCTTTTCCCTTACTGGGTTCGCCGGCAAAATTGGCGTTGATCGCGACACCCTCACAGCGTGGGCCGACGCTTATCCTGAATTTTCCTTAGCGTGTAGAAAAGCAAAGGCGGCCAGGACTTTAGGATTAGAGAAAGACGCGAATAGAGTTCGTAAAGACGGAGGTGGGGCAGGTTCTGCGACTCTGATCGTCTTCGGACTGAAGAACTTTGCGCCGGATGAATACGCTGATGTTCAGACTAACAAGCTGGTCGGCGACGCCAACCATCCTATTGCCATTGAGAACGTAACGGCCAGGGAGCTGGTCCAGAGCAGGATTGCGGATTTAGCCACTCGGCTGGGTCAGGAGGAGGAGTGATGAGGAAGGTCGCGAAATACGAAGCTCTCGACGGTAAGATTTTCGACCATGAGAGTGGTTGCCGTGCCTACGAAGGCGCGTTTGGACACGCCGACTTTACTGTAAGATATTTGGCTCCTGCTGTAGGCAGCCGCAGATATGCGCGCGACCTATGCCTGCACGAGAGAAATATACGTGACGTGTGGACTAAGCCGTGGTGGGAAGTGGCGAAATGACCGACCAATCTACTAACTACCTAAACGAGCACAACAAATACGATCGCCTAAACTCGGAGATCGCTAGCCTGAAGACAGAACTAGCCAATGCGCGAGTGGTTCTCGCTGCGTATGACGAGCTTGTTGATGAACTTAGAGTGCGTGCCGGAGCGGCGGAGCAACCCGCTGTGTCCGCGTAAGTCTATTCTGCCTTCCAGAGCCTGACTAGCCGATCGCCATGGTCTTCAGTCATGTCAATTCGCTCTATGCCCTTGGAGCCAGCTGATCTCTTGGCTGACTCGCGCGCGTACTCTTCGGTAAATGGTCCCGCCAACCATTGTGGCCTACCGTCCGAGTAGTATTTGCGTAGCGTCCATGTCTTATTTTTGTCAGGCTTATCCATGTCACCCATCCTTTAAGTGCCAAGACATTCAAACATCTTAAGTACGACAAAGATGAACACAGCTAACCAAGAACTAAAAAACGCGATTATTACGTAGTCTTCCAAGTGCATATCCATCTCACCACTTCCTTGCATACAACGCAATTTTTAGCACCACCCAGGCCGTTTGTCAATGCTAAGCTACCTTAGATCCCTGTTCCGCCGCGAGCCTGCTCCTGCGTGCAGGAACCGCTACTGCAAATCCGGCAAACCAGCAAACGGCTGGTACTGCGCGAGCTGCTGGGTCGAGATCAATGAGCAAACGCGCAGAACTGGCTACGACCCCTTTGGCTGCGTGCTGCGGTCCAAGCCTTGAGCCTATCGCAGGCCGAATCCCTGGCATTGCTGCCAGAAAACGCACGCCAAGCTGTATACTCAGCACTAAGTGACGCTCAATATGCAGAATTGCAATGGGATTGGGATTTCTGGGCAAGACCTGAGCAACTCCTGCCGCCAGGCGAATGGCTTACCTGGCTGGTTCTCGCGGGGCGCGGCTTCGGCAAGACAAGGCTCGGCGCCGAAGCGATCCGTCGACTTGTATGCGGACCAACACCGCTGGCTGCTGGGCAATATAGCCGTATTGCCGTGGTCGCGGAAACTGCGGCAGACGCTCGAGACGTAATGATAGAAGGCCCGGCCGGGCTTCTGTCGGTCCATCCAAATGATTTCAAACCGCTTTATGAGCCATCCAAGAGGCGGCTGACCTGGCCCAACGGCGCAATCGGGTCGGTGTTTAATGGCACCGAACCTGACCAGTTGCGCGGACCGAATCACGATTTATGCTGGTGCGATGAGTTGGCGAAGTGGGCATATGCCCAAGAAGCTTGGGACATGCTGCAGTTCGGCATGCGCTTAGGCGCTCGCCCGCGGCAGATCGTTACGACAACGCCAAAGCCTATCCCGATTATCAAACGGTTGCTGAAAGACGCAACCACGTTCGTCACGCGCGGTTCTACATTCGACAACAAGTCTAACCTTGCGCCGTCGTTCTTCACTCAGGTTGTATCGAGATACGAAGGCACTCGCCTAGGCAGGCAAGAACTAGACGCCGAGATCCTTGACGATGTTCCAGGCGCTCTCTGGACTAGAGCGATCATAGACGCCGCTCGAGCGTCAAGAACGCTGCCCGACATGTCCAGAGTTGTCGTGGCTGTCGATCCATCCGGCACCAAAGGGAACGACGATGCGGGTGATTGGATTGGAATTGTCGTCTCTGGACGTGGTGTGGACGGGCGAGGATATGTCCTGGCTGATCGCTCTTGCAAACTGTCTCCAGCCGGTTGGGGTCGTCGAGCAGTAGAAGCCTATCACGAATTCCAGGCTGACCGCCTCGTTGCCGAGCGAAACTTCGGCGGCGCTATGGTTGAACACGTCATTAAGACAACAGACACAATGGTCGCCTTCAAAGAAGTAGTCGCCTCGAGGGGTAAGGTCCAACGCGCTGAGCCGGTTGCCGCGCTCTATGAGCAGGGTCGCGTGTCGCACGTCGGCGAGTTGGCGGACCTTGAAGACCAGCTTTGCCAAATGACGCCTGACGGCTTCTTGGGCGACGGCTCGCCGGATCGAGCCGACGCGCTGGTTTGGGCGCTTACTGAATTGCTGATCGACGGCTCGACGTATGATTCAAGCATGAGCTGGGTGAGTTAGCGGAATCTACACCGTCTAACCATCGACCAAGCCTACCCAAAAACATTATTCTGTCCCAAGATTCCCGCTTGGCTCTGGCCTCGTCCTCTAATTCCTGTGGATCGATACCGGCCAGCAAGTAGCTTCTTAACTTGTCCTCGACTTCTCGGTCGCGCCTTTGCTCATACTGCCGCTGATATTCAGGATTTGAGTGAGCTTCCCAAGACATTCTGGTGGCTAAGATATTCCTCCGCATCTGGTCGATCTCTTTTATCGTGTAAGCGCGCTCAACCATCAACTCTTCTCCGTTGCATACAACGCAACTTTTAGACATAAATTCAACGCGGTGTCAAGCGTGAACCTCGACTTTTCCAACCTCCGCATTCTCGTCTACGGCGACGTGATGCTCGACGAATACGTGCATGGCGTAATCGAGCGCATCTCGCCCGAGGCGCCGGTGCCGGTGCTGCTCGAGACGCATTGCGAATATCGAGCGGGCGGAGCAGCCAATGTCGCTGCGAACGTAGCAGCGCTCGGCGCGCAAGTTACTCTGGTCGCGCCAGTTGCCGCAGACCAAAGGGGCGACATCCTTTGGAAAGTCGTTGCCGATTCCGTCAAGACTCACTTCGTGACGGCGTCAAGCGTGACGACGCGCAAGACTCGGTTTGTTGCGCAGCGCGGTCATTACGCCCTTCGCGTTGACCAAGACGGCGAGCTGACCAACGAGGCGAGCGTAATTAAGGCGCTCGATTGGATTACCAGCGGCTTCGACGCGATTATAGTTTCTGATTATGCCAAGGGTGCAGTGACGCCGGGCACTATGCAGGCGTTGCGCGCTAAAGGCGTGCCGATCTTCGTTGATCCTAAGCAGAGCGACTGGAGACTGTACAACGGCGCGTTTTGCCTGACTCCTAATATGTACGAATATTGCAGTGCGCAATATTTAGTCCATCCTGAACAAGTGTTGGTAACGCGCGGCGAACACGGCATGAGTTTCATCCGACGTGGGGCGGAGCCAATCGACTGCCCCGCCGTTGCCCAATCAGTCGCCGACGTCACTGGCGCCGGCGACACAGTCATAGCCGCATTCACCTGCGCTGTAACGGCCGGCAACGATCCGATCGACGCGATGCGCTTTGCCAACGCCGCGGCTGGCGTTGCAGTCAGCAAGAGCGGGACAGCGGCTGTGACGATTGCGGAAGCGCGGGGGGCGTTCCTGACTGAAGTCGCTGCGTGCGTGTCCCCGAACTGCGATTGTCAGGCACATGCCGTTGATGGAATGCGCGCCTATTGCAGACAGTACGGGCTTCAGCCTGGTGGGTTTGTCGCATGATCGCGCTCGTCATCGGCCCGGTCACAGCGGTTGTATGGCTAGTCCTACTAGTCGTGGCAATCAATTACATGTGCAGGCCATGACCCAGCGTAGCCTACCCAAGTTCACTCTATCCCAAGTTCACTCTTAACTTCTCGTCTAAGTCGAGGAAGTCTGTAATACTGTTGATCTTCGTATTGTTTTTGCGCTAGAACCTCTTTGCGCATCTCCTCCTTGATCTGATCGTCAGTCATTCCTTCGTATGAAGGATACTCGTCAAACCATCGATCCAATCGATGCAGCGCAGCTATAAATTTATCTGTAAAAACGTTCATTGCTTTTGTGCTCCATTTGTGGTTTCTCACGCAAGTTTTAGCATACCAACCTTGGGGCCGTCAATATGCGTAGCCTACCCAAGGCGGGCATTGCCACGCTCGAGCAAGCCTGCGTCGTTCGTGAGCAATGGCGCATTGAAGGCCACAGCGTCGGATTTACCAACGGTTGCTTTGATCTCATCCATCCCGGCCATGTTGCCGTTCTGCGCGGGGCCGCCGCCGCCTGCGATAGGCTAGTCGTAGGTGTCAACTCGGACAAGTCCGCCGCTAAGTTCAAGCGCAAGCCAATCCAGGGCATGCACGAAAGAGCTATTGTTATATCTGCCATCGAAGGCGTCGATCTTGTGGTGATCCTGCATGAGGACACGCCGCTGGACATGATCCGCGAACTACAGCCGGACGTACTTGTCAAGGGCGAGGATTATACGCCAGCAGAGATTGTCGGCGCAGCGCTCGTGGAACACCTATTGCGTGTGCCGATTGTTGCGGGACAATCGACGACGGAACTCATTCGTAGGGCGCGAGCATGATTGATTTCATGATGACTTGGATTGGAGCGATAGCAATAACGCTGTTTATCGTATGGGCGCTAGGGCGGTCGCGTGGGTTTTTCCTATGACACCGCCCGCGAGGAAAACCCATTTTTGGAAGGACGGTAGCGGTTGGTGGGCGACCGTGGGACCATACCGGGTCCATATTCCGGTGATCCTTTCCAATGGTCAATGGGTCGATGATTGTTGGCGGCGGCCTAAATGACCGCTCCCATCATCGTCACAGGCGGATGCGGTTTTATCGGCTCGCATGTCGTCCGCGCGCTGCGCGAGCGCGGCGATGATGTGGTCATATTTGAGCGCCAAGGTTGCTGGGATTTTGTTGAGTGCTGCCCCGATGTGCCTAAAGCCGTCATCCATCTAGGCGCCGTAACGTCAACAACCGAAACTGATGTCGCGCTCATCCTTGAATCCAATCAGCTTCTAAGCGCAAAGGTTTGGAAATACTGCCGCGACAACGGCGTGCCGCTTATCTACGCCTCGTCGGCGTCAGTTTATGGCGCAGGCTTGCGCGGCTTTGCCGAGATTTTGCCGTTAGATATGAACGCTCCGCTGCCGCTGTACGCAGACTCAAAGCGATGGTTTGACGCCTATGTGTTGCAGCGCGAGTTAGAACACTGCTGGCAACCTCTCAATTGGTGCGGACTAAGGCTGTTCAATGTCTACGGCGATGGCGAAGAGCACAAGAGCTCGCAACAGTCAGTTGTATCCAAGTGGATACGCTCTGCGCTAGCGGGCGGACCCATAGAACTGTTCGAAGGTAGCGGGGAATACAGACGCGACTTCGTGTTTGTCGACGACGTTGTTCGCGTGATCTTGTGGGCACTGGATAACCAACCGCCTAATGGGATCTACAACGTTGGCACTGGCGAGGCGGCGACTTTCGCCGAGGCCGTCCACGCAGTTTACTATGCATTAAAGGACGCCGGACGCGCAGCGCCAATGGCGAACTTAATTTCCATGCCAGACAATGTCGCCGCTCACTACCAGAAGCGCACGAAGGCCAACATCATGAAGCTTCGCGCTGCTGGCTATGATGCGCCTTTCCGAGACATTTTCGAGGGCGCGCGGTTGACTGCGCAGCGGATCGCGGGGGCACAATGATTTGTCCAGATTGCTACGGTAAAGGCTATCGAGGGTCGGTCTGTTGGGATGGGACCAAGATTTGCCCCGAGTGCCAAGGTTCGGGCATTGCCTATTGTTGCGACAAGGCTGGGGCCAATGATCTCTCTGACGACCCAGTGGCTGTGACCATCGCCGACTATTGGGATTGGGCGCTTAGACAGCCTGTGGGGCATTAACCGTGCCCATTGAAAAGCCCACACCAAAGATCGTCAAGAAGGGCTGGGGCCACGAAGAGATTTGGGCTGCTACACCTGAGTATTGCGGCAAACTGCTTTGTTTCAAGGAAGCCAAAAAGTCGTCGCTTCATTTCCATTGCAATAAAACAGAGACGTGGCGATGCCTGTCCGGCTCTTTCACAATAGAGATAGTTGATCCAACAAACGGCGTGCAGCGCTTCTTACCGTTTGTTCCAGGTGAGGTGTTTCATTTGCCGACGGCGACAGTCCACAGGCTTATTTGCTGGGAAGAGGGCATCGTCTTGGAGGTGAGCACTTACGACGATCCAGACGACAACTACCGCGTCGCCCCTGGGGATAGTCAGGCTGTAGCGCAATGCTAACGGTATTATTGGTTTGCTCCTTCTTCCTCGGGGCAGGATTGATCGTCTACGTCGTGGGGATGCTGATTGGATTCATGGTCGCCATGGTATTTGACACCATCTTCCGGCTTGTTGGACTATGAGCTTCTTCAACCGCTTCATACCCGACAGCCTAGTCAATTTCGTCACAGGTATCGGCACGCATAAAGACGCATCTACCGCTTCTCACTTCCATCTGCGCATTCTCAACCGTAACGAACTTGAGAATATGTATCGCTCCAACTGGATGGCCAGAGCCGGCGTTGATTGCCCAGCCGAGGACGCCACTAGGGAATGGCGTAGTTGGCAGGGAAGCGACAAGCAGATCGACGCCATTGAGGCGCTCGAGCGCCGCTTCCAGTTGCAAATGAAAATGCGCCAGGCGCTCATTCGAGCCAATCTCTACGGCGGCGCGTCATTGGTGCTCGGCGTAGACCAAGGCGAGCCGGAAGACGAGCTTGACTTTGATTCGGTCGGCAAGGACGACCTGAAGTTCATTGTCGTACTCAATAGGTATGAATTAAACGCTGGGCCGCGCATCTACAACGTCATGTCGCGCTGGTACACGCGTCCGGAATACTACACCATTTCGACGCCGCTGTTCGGCTGGAGCTTTGATAACGGCACGGTTTACCCAACTCCTGGCAAAAACCCAAACCCAACGCCAGAGCGCTTTCAAGGGCAGATGCCTTCTCCTCTGACGCGCCCCGGCAGACCACAGCAGGAAGAGGGCGACTATGCGCGGCAGATGACGCCAGCGCAGGGTCTGGTCAGAATCCACCCGTCGCGCGTGATAGAGTTCTTCGGCAACGAGTTGCCTGATTGGCGGCTGGCTCCTATGGGCGGCGGCTGGGGCGACTCGGTCATTCAGACCGCCGAGGATGCGCTGAAGCAATTTGGCACGTCCGTTGCGGCGTTAGCGTCAATGATGAACGACGCCAAAATGGACGTCGTACAGATACCTAATCTAAGCCAAGCGCTCGCGAGCAAGGAAGGGTCGGCCAGACTGCTGGAGCGCTTTATGCTGGCGAACCAAGCTAAGTCGACCATCAACACTTTATTGCTCGACAAAGAAGAAATCTGGCAGCGCATCCAGACCAATCTAGCTGGCGCTCCTCCGGTAATAGATAAGTTGTCTCTATTGGGGTCGGCTGCATTCAAGACGCCGATGAGCCGCATGGTCGGCGGCGCTCCGTCGGGCGCTCTATCAACGGCTGGTGGTTCTGGCGGCGAGATAGACGTCAAAAACTACTACGACCGCATCATGAGCCAGCAAAAGAATCTTTATACACCGCTCATGGAGCCGCTTGATCAGTGTTTGATAAGATCGGCGCTGGGTTCTTTCGACAAGAACGTACAATTTACATGGAATCCGCTTTATAAGTCTGATCCTCTAGAAGAGGCGCAGATCTCCAAGTTTAAGGCGGACACAACACAGGTCTACGTTACAAGCGGCCTGTTCAACGAGTCGATGCTGCGCACCGCGGCGTTGAACCAGATTCAGGAAGACGACATCTATCCCGGCATTGAGGACGCTATCGACGAATTCGGCGAGGAGCCGGACCTCGACGACATTGCGAATAAGATGCAGATGATGCAGCCGCCGCCTGCGGCTGGACCGCCAGGCAAGCCAACGCCTGGCAAGCCGACGCCGGGAAACGCTGCGCCTAAACCGGCCAATCCGATGGCTAGGCCCAAGAAAAAGCTAGAGAATACCGGCGATAAACAGAAGCAGTCGAGCGGGTTGTGAGTTACGCCATAGGCGGCAAGCCATTAGCGAGCGCCTGACAGGCGAGGGCTATGTATCGTGGTATTTCATTCCTGCCAGTTTCCCAGGCGTGTATGCTCGTCCTAGAACATCCTAACGCCTCGGCTGCGGCCTTGACGCCGCGATGGCCGTAAATCCGCTCGCGCCATGCTTTGAAGGATACGGGGGTCATTCCGCATCCTCAAGCTGCGCGATTGCCTCGTCCTTTGTGGCGAACGGTCCCTCAATAAGGATCTCGGTGTTCACTTCGATTATGAACCATCCCTGTTTCGGGATGAAAGCGATATCGTAATAGTTGGGCATGGCGGGATTATTCTCCCGCCACTGCGTAGCTGTTGACCGCGTTCATCAGGACGCCCTCGAAAACCGCCTTTGTGGTCTCGGTGATGAATCCCTTTGCAGTGTAGAGGCGCGCGATGCGCGCTGCGTCGTCTGCGTTCCATGCGGGAATGGTGAACATCAGGACCAGGGTGGCGTCGGCTGCGATGTAGGTCGGGTTGGTCATTTGCTCTCTCCGTTTCAATAACCATACAATAGCACATATCTGGTCATAATCAAGCATGAAATGGACAGATATGATCACGAATTGTTACAATGAGAGCGCGCTATGACGCTCCTCGCTGATGCCGAATGCATACCGCAGCTTGATTCCATAGACGTCGAACACATACCGCAGCTTGACTCCCGCGACCCGACCGGCACCGCTGACCTTCGCGCCGATTTCGAGCGAGAACTAAAAGACCGCTGGCAGCGGCTCGACCGCTATTTGTCCAATGCTGTGGCGACATCCGACGTACTCAGCCTTTCGCCAAACGGAGCTATGGCGCTAATCCCTGCCGCTGATCGAACTCGCCAGTTCCGATCATGGTTGGACGAACTCCTATCACATCTGATCGTCTCTGGCGGCGATTGGATGAAACCCTATTTGGATGAGGCAGGCGAGCGCGCATCCTCCCGCGCCGCTGGCCTCGACCCGCGAAAAGATGCCGGTGGTGTCCTTCCGACTGCTCCCCGGATAGCGGGTCATACAACAGATGCTGCCGAGGATGAGCCGCGCGATGACCATGGGAGATGGACGGCGCTAGGTAGTACAATCAGCGGCGTCATCGCCAGCGACCCCAATAGACTGACCCACGGAAATACAAAGCATCAAGCCTTTTTCATCACGCGGAATGGCGAATCCGTTTCTTGGGATAAAGTGAAATGGGGAGATACTGACCTCAAGGGGGCCACCAGCGTTCATTCGCATTTGCCAGAGAATTACTCCTCCCGCGGCGCAGATAAAATTTCTGAGACATTCAGCGGCGCGGATTTAGAGACGTTTGCTAAACAAGCGAGAGAGTTTGGCATAACCAAACACGCGGTTATAACATCTCCGACGACCATGGACGTTTTGGAGATGTCTCCGAAGTTTGTTTCGTCCGGATTAAATGGCGCTAAGTTGCGTAAGGTTGGCGAAGCCTCATATGAAGAGAGGGCTGACTACTTCAATAAGAATAAAAACAACCCAGATATGGGAAGATACGCTAACAGTAGTGTTCCATTTTTCCGTGAGAAGATGAGGATAGTTGCCCCTAAGATAGGGATTAACTACGCAACAGATATTCCTGTTAATCTACGAGCGAACGATAGCGCCCTCGCCGACTCCGCGACCGAAGACACCATCTTCGTCCTCGCCACAAGCGAGTTGCAGGGCATCTGTGACGCCTACGCTCAACAGGCTACACGCATAGCTGCCCATGCTGCTTTGGTGCGCTGGAGGCCCGCCAAGGCCGCGCAGGGCATACGCCAACTGACCGCAACGGTCGGCCTCGCGCGCTCGCGTATGATGGCTGACTATCTGATCGTCAAGGCGTTCGGTTGTGCAACGCTCGAGGCGTTCCGAGAAGCTGGCGTGAGGCATGTCGGGACCGTGGCGGAAACACTGCCGCACGCACACCTAGATGACGCCGCCCGCAAGACCACGCAGCATCGCCACCCGGTACATGGACGCTTTATAACCAAGACCGAAGCGACCCGCGAATGGGGACGCCGCCCGTCTGGCAAGTTCGGCAAAGCGCCGAAAGTCTATAATCGCAGCATTGCGCATCGCAGGGCGCTGAGAACCATCGCCGGCATCGGCGAAGAAGAAATCAACGTCCAGACCGCTGGCGATGACAAGGTTTGCGCTAAGTGCCAGGCGATCAGCGATAATGGGCCATATCCCATTGACGAGGCTATGGATCTGATTCCTGCACATCCCAGGTGTCGTTGCGTTTACGTACCGTCGGGCGCCGGCAAGGGCGTCTCTAATCTTTAGGCATTCACACATGAAGAAATTTCTTGCTAGCGTAGCATTTCTAGCCTTTGCGGCGGTTCCCGCCCAAGCGACCACAACCTCGCTCTCGATCATAATCAACAGCGCCCCATCTACAACGGTTACGTGCGGTGCATCAACGACATACACGCTTACTGGACCCCTCGCCGCTGGAACTAATATCTGCAATATTTCTGTGACGCCCACCGGCTGGTCTGGAGCGCTTGCCCTATCAGGTGCGAATGCGTCGGCGTTCGCTCTATCTGGCTCCGCTCTGAATGTAGGCGCAACGGCTCTTGCCGTTGGAACCTATGCGGTATCGATCACCGCAACGCCGTAATATGTTTACTAGAATAATTATTACGCTGGTCAGCATCTTGGTTGCCAGCGTGGCCACGGCTGCGCAACTAGGCGTTACGCTGACGGTGTCTTCGGGCAGCCCGCCCGCCGGTACGGCGAGTGTCCCATTTACCGCATTGCACACCTATTTCGCCTCTCCGACGGGAAACGACAACAACGACGGACTTGCGCCGACGACTGGTGGCGGCCATGGCCCTTGGTTGGTGGCGACAAATCACAACGTCAACTGTGGCGATGTGGTCATAGCTGCGGCGGGGAGCTACCCGCAGCAAGGTCCAAGCGGCGTTGTCTCCAACTGCCCTTCGACCATGGGCGGAATCGACGGGAAAGGCGGCATCTATTTCGCGGTCGTTCTTTGCGGTGGCGCTAGTGTCGGGGACTGCCAGCTCACGACCAAGCTTCCAGTTAATGGCATCACGGACGCGGTCTTTATAAATTCATCAAACTGGGCGATGGAGGGTTTCTACTGCAACCCTAGCCTAGCCGCTGGCGCGGGTGGAGTGCCTAAAGGCCGGTGCTATGAATCGAACGCCAATGGCGTGATTCTCCACCATATTGCGTTCATCAACGACATTTCGGCCGACAGTCTCCAAGCCGCCGATACTGATGACAACGGGCAAACCGGCGCAGTCGGAGTGGACTACTTCGCCGTAGTCGGCATGATCGCTCGGAACTCGGCGCAAGACCCGATCTGTCTGGCCGCGATCGACGTGGTCGGGCCGGGGGTCTTTGACACTCTCCCTGGCACCCACTTCTTCATCAACGGCAATTTCTCGTATGCCAATGCCAACGTCGGCTGCCGAAGCAATTCGGACACAGAAGACTATATGGCCGATACATGGGACAGGCATAATGTTAGCTCTCAAGGGGTCTATTCGAACAACATTGGATACTCAGCCGACAGAAACTGCATCCAAGTCTTCGAGCAAACAAATTCCACTAGCACGCCAACGATCAAACTCTATAACAATACGTGCTTCAAGAATGACATGAACACCGGCTCAGACAATTCAGACGCAGAGATCAACCTGAATTCGACAACCAACCCGATGTTGTGGCACATAACGATACAGAACAACCTCGCCTACCAACCCCTTGCTACATCATCTGGGGGCCATGTGGTGTATGCTTTCGAGGTTGCTCAGCAGAACGCCACTCTGACGAATAGCGGGAATTTCTTCTCTGGAGCAGCCACTATCTGCCCCGGTAATGCCGTTTGCAATAGCGGTTCCGAACCATTCAGCGCGGCGGCATTCACGCCTGCAACGTCAGGCGAATTGGGGACGAACACCTATGCGAATCCGCTCTACACGAACACGGCAGATTTGTTGGCGAATCGGCAAGGGGTTCCCAATTGCTCCGGTTTTGAGAACACTACGCAGTGCATGGGCTGGAGAGCGACGACGGGCACGCTGACGGCACCTAGCGTCATCAGCGATCTTGTCCCAACTGCCAGCGGGACATCCGGTAAGGGCTATCAGCTTCCGTCCATAACATGCGCGCCCAACCCGGATTATCCGACTTGGCTCAAGGGGATCGTCTATCTGCATTGGAACGGCGTGAGCATCACCGAGAACTCTGGTCTCGTCACCAAGCCCTGCGGGTACTGAACCAAAAGTAATAATTCCGGGGGAGGGCATGAGCTACTCCACGCAAGCCAGGATCATCAAGCGTCAGCGAGAAGAACTGGGGAAACTAAAGATAGAATTGAAGTCGGCGGAGGAAGAGGCGGCGTTTCTTTATAACTTCCATGTGCCGCAGGAACCTAATCCGCCGCGGAATAAGAAACCGAAACCAGTGGTCGAATAAGGTCGGTAGTCGTGATCTGGTATTTAGTCGACTCTTTGAGTGAAACCCGCCGGATGTAATCCTCAGCAAGGCCCTCATAGAGGAAGACGTTCATTAAAAGCCAGCCTTCTTTCTCTTCGTATTTGACCCAAACCGCCCAAACTGTCGTGCCCATTTTACACCATCCTAAGGTCTGAGGCGGCAGTCACGGCGCGGGCGCCGCATCCGCCTGACGCGGCCCCGCTCCGATGTCTGCAAAATAAGGGCAGTTCCCGTCCTTGTTGATATCCTTGCATAATTGACCACGTCTGGGATATGCGATTCCTTCAACCCAGTCCATCTCAAGATCAGATAGAATCTGCGGCGCTTTGCACAAATACCAGCCGACCACTGTCAGATACTCATGATGTTGGCATTTGACGCATATTGTGCCCTTCATTCTTTTTTTCCTCCTAAAAATTGCATACCACGCTATATCTTGAAAGCAGGGCGATGTCAACACAACTCCACGACGCCTTCGTCCTCGACGGCGTCCACAGATCAGAAAGCGGCTATCTGGCGGCCCACGCTAAAGTCGCGCGCACGGGAGTCCAAGTCTACCAGGGCTGCGAGGTCGGCCAGCCCGACAAGGCTAAGGTCACGCTCTATCGTCCGGCCGAAGAGGTCTTTCACGTTGACGCCATGCATTCTATGGCGCACCGGCCAGTAACGCTGACCCACCCGCCCGTTATGGTCGACAGTAAGAACTGGAAGAAATACGCCAAAGGGCAGACCACAGACCCGATCGTGCGCGACGGAGACTATGTTTCCGTTCCAATCACGCTGATGGATCAGGCAACAATAGACGCCTACGATAGCGGCGATGCCTGCGAATTGTCGATGGGCTATACCACTGACATCGATTGGACGGCTGGCGTTACGCCCAAGGGCGAAGCTTACGACGGCGTTCAGCGCAAGATCCGAGCCAACCATTTGGCTTTCGTACCGCAGGCCAGAGGCGGCGAAAAGCTGCGCTTTGGCGATGAACTTAAAAACGTCGACGCTGTCTTTCCCGGACTCGCAGACGTTCTTCCCGGTGATTCTAAATCATCCCAAACCGACGGCAAGCCCGTCATTCTCTCAACAACCAGGAAATATAAAATGCCCATCACTGCAGCTTTTGACGGCGTGACCGTCGAGTTCGCCGACGAGCTGTCGGCAAGCAACATGAATACCGCATTCTCCTCGATCAAGGCGAAACTCAAGGACGCCGAGAAAAAGGCGAAGGACGACGAAGACGATATGGACAAGAAGGATAAGGCGAACAAGGCCGATTGCGACGACGCCAAGGCTAAGTTCGACGCCGCTGCCGGCGAAATCGCGGTCCTCAAGAAGCAACTCGCTGACGCCGCTGTGACTCCTGCAGCGCTCGACGCCATGCTGCGCGACCGCGAGACGGTCAAGGATGCCGCCCGCAAGGTGCTCGACGCCAAGTTCCCTTTTGACGGGAAGTCGGTTGCCGAAATCAAGCTCGCCGCAGTTGCAGCCAAGCTCGGCGATGCAACGGTCAAGGACATGAACGAAGCGGCTGTGGCCGGCGCGTTCGTTGCTCTGACGGCGGCTGCGGCCAACGGCGGCACAAGCCGGCTTGCCGATGCTCTTGGCAGCCATACGCGCAGCACCACTGTCGTCGGCGATGCTCGCAGCGAAGGCGTCCGCCTTCGGGACGAGGCTCATGCCCTGATGGTCGACCGCATGCGGTTCCCGAAGTCCTACGACGCGGACGGTCGCAAGATCGCCTAAAGGCGCCAACAGCCGCACCCTTCCCACCTTCACGCAGGCCAAGCCCTGCGCCTCGCGGCGCGGGTTGGTTCATTGCGCTCAACTTCTTAGGAAATTCCAAAAATGATCACTCCCGCTCCCCTTCAGACCACGTACATCCAGTACGAGCCGGTCGCCCAGCTTGGCACGGTTGCCACGATGGCCAATTTTAACGTTGACGCCCGCATCGCTGACGATGTGGCCGGCACAGGCATCGGCTTCGGTATCGCAGTGTGCCAAGGCGGCACGCATGGCGATAAGTCGGTTGCCGTTGGCGAGACTTCCGGCAGCGTGTTTGTCGGCATTACACTGGCCGACCCGACCCTCCCGAACCTTGCCGGCATCGTTGCTGGCCAATTCACGGACAAGTACGGCGACGGCGACAACTGCTCCGTTCTGACCTTCGGCGACGTCTGGGTTGCTCCGGCCACTGCCGTTGCTATCGGCACGCAGGGCTATTTCAACTCGGTCACTGGCGCGCTTGGCAACTCTGGCATCTCCAATGCCGTCGCCATTGCAGGCTCGCGTTGGGAGACCCATCTGCCGCGCCCCGCTGGCGAACTTACAACTTCCGCCGGCCTCGCCACCCTTCGCCTCGGCATCATGAGCTGAACCTAAGCTCGCGCCCACGCAACTAAACCTACAGGCTTGCGTAAGACGTTGCGTCATACGCAAGTTTTTGCATCACAAACCCCCATTCACATTTCAGCCCTGCGCCTAAGAGCCGCGGGCCAGGAGAAATACAAAATGTATAGTTTCCGCGACGGCGGCGGCACCGCCCTGTCTGACAGTTTCTATGTCAAAGACAATCAGCAAGCGCTTTCTTTCCTACAGTCCGAAGTCACGTATATCGAGGCTGAAGTCTTCCGGGTTCTCTATCCGGAAATCATGTATCCGCAGATTATTAGCATCGACACCTCGGCCGGTGAGTGGGCGAAAAGCATCACTTACTATGGTCTAGACCGTGTTGGTGAAGCCGGCTGGATTTCGGGCATGTCGGCTAACATTCCGATGGCCGATATCAATCGCTTCCAGCGCGAACAGGGCGTCGAGATGGCCGGCATTGGCTACCGCTACACGCTCGAGGAAATCGGCCAGGCGATGATGATCCCCGGCCTGAACCTCACGGCAGAGCGCGCGGAAGCGGCTCGGCGCGCCTCTGAGGAGTTCATCGACCGTCTGGTGCGCGTTGGCGACACCCAGAAGGGCGTCACCGGATTGTTCAACAACACCAGCGTTCCGATCATGAACGCTGCGGCAAACGGCACGAACTCTTCGCCGCTTTGGTCTGCCAAGACTGCGGACCAGATTGTCGCGGACGTGCAGAATGCGTTGACCCAGATTCAGGTTAACTCGCAGACTGTTGAATATGCCGACACCGTGCTTCTGCCGGTTGCGGCGATGCAGGCTTTGGCAAATACCCGTATCCCAAATACTCCTATCTCTGCTTTGGAATATTTGCAGAAGCACAACTTCTACACCATGACGTTCAACCGTCCGCTGACGATTCGGCAGACGCTTAACCTCGACACCGCTTCGGCTAGCGGCGGCGGGCGTGGCGTTGTCTACCGCAACGATCGCGGCATCGTCAGGATGCACGTTCCGGCGCCCTTCCGCTTCCTGCCCGTTTGGCAGACCGGACCGATGACTTTTGATATTCCGGGCTATCTCCGCGTCGGTTCGGTCGAGTTCCGTCGCCCCAATGCCTGTCTGTATCTCGACGGCATTAGCTGAGCAAACACATGATCCTCTGCGATATTCACAACCCGACCGCCAGTCGGCGCACATTCTATGATGGGATTAGCAATCTTAAGCCCATCAGCATCGACCCCGGCGAGACCCGCGTGGGCGTGAAGCTCGCAGAGCATGTGGTTTCCATCTTAAAGCGCGCCATCCGGCCGGATCTCAAGATTACGGAACGAGATCCGGTGGTGAAGCCGCAGCGTGTCCAGCCGGTTGACATTCCGGCCGTTCTTCACGCGGACCCAGACGAGGCCGTCACTATAGCGCCTCGTCGTGGGCGTCCTCCAAAACAACCCATAGAGGGCTAAGGTCATGGCTATCGCCTATTCTACCGCCGCGGCCAATGCCCGGCTTACTCAAACCTATAACGCCACCGGCACTGCGGCGGGCGTCTCGGTCAATGGTCAGACTGCTGGAGGTGGCTTGCTCGTCATCGGCACCTCTGGGCTTTCCGGCGCTACGGGCGTGCTGGCTACCGTCACGCTGACTTCCACGCCCCCCTTCACGGTTGCTTCAAAAGTGGCGACGCTGCAGGGCACACCGCTCTCAGCAACTCCAGCCGCCAACGGCACGGCGGCTCTGGCTGAATTGCGTGACAGCGCCGGCAATACCGTCGTTAGCGGACTCACGGTCGGCACCAGCGCGACGAGCATCATTGTAACCACAACGACGTTTTCGACCGGCATTCCGGTCAGCGTCACCTCGGGAACTATTACCAGCCCGTAGCGCGTAATGCCTTCTCAGTCCTCGGTTTCCGGCAATCCTATAAGCGGAGAGATCCTCATGGCAAATCTTGTAATATTCAACGACAAAGTCTGGACCTCGCCGCCGCTTACCTTCGTCACGAATGGCGTAAGTAGCACGACTCCTCCCGCCGGTTCTAATCCCGCAGTAACTAGCGGACTGCCGAATAGTCTTGGGGCTGTTATGGTAGTACAGAATCCGGCTTTGGGTGTAGCTTATCGCATCCAACTGACGCCATTAGTGCTGGCGTCGACCAGCATCCCAGTCACCATCTCAGGTATTGGTATCACATCAATTACTTACTTCTTCGATATTGTGACAGACCCAAATCCTAAACCAGTTCCGGCGCTTGACCAGGTAATAGCCGATTGGGTGTCGACGTCGCAGATCGTCCCGACCGCGCCTGGGCCGTAACCAATGACCGGCCTAGTCATTGCGGATCGCGTCAAAGAAACGACCGCGACAACAGGAACCGGCACGCTGACCCTTGCTGGGGCGGCGACGGGGTTCCAATCGTTTGCCGTCGTCGGCAACGGCAACCAGTGCAATATTTGCATCATTAGCGGCAACGGCACAGGTTGGGAAATACAGGGCGCCAGCACCTATACTCTGAGTGGGACAACGCTAACGCGAACGGCTGCGAATGTGTTGGACGGCTCAAGTGGTCCCGGAGTCCTTGTCAGCCTTACCGGCACCAGCACCGTCTTTCTGACGGAGCCGGCCTCGGCGCTGCGCCACCCGCCTCGCGTAGCCCCTCCACTAGCAGCCAACTGGACGCAGCGAAATTTTGCGGGCACTACGAGTCTTGTCGACAGTCCGATAGGTCCATTTCTAAAGGAAACGGCGAGTCAGAACAGCATTATATTGAGGGGCATGACGATTGCGTCCCCATCAACCCCGTACACAATAGATGCTACACTTAGTGTTTACGGGCCGTCGGATGGTAATAATACGTTTGGCATGGGATGGACAGACGGGACAAAATACCAGGCGATGGAAGTATTTGTTACCAATTCGGCACCAATTGTAAACAAACTTGTAGTTGAGCATTATTCAAACGCGACAACATTTACCGCGACTGATTACGGGCCGGTGTTTTTCCAATATTCGCCATCAGAGGTTTATTTCCGAGTTAGCGACGACGGGACTAATGTAACGTTCTCCAATTCAGTTGATGGGGTAAGTTTTATCCAGTTGTTTACAGTAGCAAAATCTTCTGGCTATTTAGGAACGTCTGGCTATACAAATGTAGGCATATTTATAGATTTCAATACAGGAGCTATCGGGACGCAAACAGCCGCCATTGCAGCCACCCTAAAGTCTTGGTACCAACACTAACCTAAGCAGGGGCTGCCATGCTTGGGCTAGAAGCAGTATCAGAAGCGCCGGTAAGCTCTCTTGCCTCGTCGCCCGCTAATCAGGCGACCCTGGCGCTCACAGAGCCGTCTGATACTTTTTCTTTCGTCGGCGCAGATGTCAACAATGCGTCCGTTGCCGTCACGGAGCCTGCTGATACTTTTTCCATTGCCGCGACGGATGTTAACAGCGCATCATTCTCCGTTACTGAAGCCGCAGACACATTCGCTTTCGCGGCTTCTGACGCAAATAACGCATCCTTCGCAGTCACTGAAGTCGCAGATACCTTTGCTTTCGCCGCGACGGACGTTAACCAAGCAGCCTTAGCTGTCGCAGAGGCGGCGGATGCATTCTCCTTCGTTGCCGCCAATCTTAATAGCGTTTCATTTGCGGTTACGGAAGCCGCAGACGCCTTTGCTTTTGCGGCTACTGATTCCAACCAAGCATCGTTCGCAGTAACAGAGACTGCGGACTCTTTCGCCTTCGCCGCATCTGATGTCAATAGCGCTTCGTTCGCCGTCACCGAGCAGCCAGACGTCTTTTCGTTTAATGCGTCCGACATCATCAGCGCATCGTTTGCGTTCACTGAGCCGCCTGACGCTTTCGCCTTAGTTACCTTTAACGCCAACGCCGTCTCGTTCGCCCTCACGGAAGCGGCCGATTCCTTTGCTTTCGCTGGATTTAACGACAATCAGGCAGAACTGTCGCTAACTGAAACTGCCGATATCTTTGCTTTCTCAATACGACCCCAGATTGTGGTCCCACCCCGCAACATAAACCTACGCGCTGACCGGGATTCGCCTTTTCTTCTAGCCGACCGAGACAGCCCGCAACTCCGTGCTGGAAGGAAGTCAAACTAAATGCCAGCGCTCCAGAATTTCCCTATCGCCGCGGGCGATAATCTTAACGTAACCTTTCATCTCGATCCCGCTGACGGCATCTCGCTCGTCAACGCGACGGTGAATTGGCGGGCCTATAGCCAGACATCTGGCAGCGTGACTTCGCTAGTTCCAATCATCGTGAAATCGACCGGCAGTCCTGGAGACATCGTCATTGCGGCATCGCCCCCTGATACGTTCGTGGTCAGCCTCGTAATTGAGGACACCATCTCCCTGCTCGGAAATTACTATCACAGTGCGACGACGGTCGATGCAGGGGGAAATCCCGCCACCGTGGTTGCTGGAATCATGACGGTGACCGCCTCGCCGATCAACGCCAACCTTGAAGGAAGCTCCCCATGACGAGCGTCGTCACTCAATGGTCGATCCTCGACCTCAATCTTCTTTACAATCAAATCAATACCGCCGCGGGGCATACCGTCGTGACCAAACACGGCCGTCTTGATCCAACACGCGCGGAAGCTGAAATCAACGCCTGGCACGGCTCGCCAGAGGTGTTCCGCGAAAACGGGCCGCTGTCCAAGGGCGTGACTGATCCAGGCTGGTCGCCGCCAGCGTTGGGAACGGCGCTCGGGATTTAAGGGAAACAAAAAGGGCGCCCTTTCGGACGCCCTCCGGTTGCCGGTCTTTGCACCGGCCGGGTTCATTTCAGCCTCCCGGTTTCGAGTCATTGGGCATAAGCCACCTGACTCGTGTTGCTTACCACGCACTTTTTGGATTGTCAATGCCCTTCCCGATCGACGCCACCTCGGTCAAAATCCGCTTTCCTGAATTCAGGCATCAGGATGACGCGCGCGTCCAGTTTGCCATCGAGGAAGCGTCCCTGATCATGGACGTGACGACGTGGATGGCTGACTATTACGTGCTGGCGTTCTCTTATCTCGCTGCCCACTACCTGATGGTGGCGATTCAGCGCGAGCAGAGCGGCACTAATCAGCAGATTACCAGCGAGAAGATCGGCAGCGACTTCTCCGTCACCTATGCCCAGCCGTCGCAGCCAGATCCCAGCGACCGCAGCGATTACAATACAACCGATTACGGCATTAGATTCGTCAACTTGATGCGAATTAACTTCCCGGCCGTGGCGATATGCTGATGCCATTTTTCATTTTCATGGGCTGCTATGGTCTGGCCTGTTACGTGATCTCGTTGCGCTAATATGGGCATCGTCCTGTGACGCTCCTAGGTTCTCCTACAATAGACGACCCCACCGCTTCGCGGTTCGACTACGCAAGAGCGCAGGCGACCGTCCAGCGGATGATTGCCCGCTATGGCAGGCCAGCGTCGCTGCGCTCCAATAAGACTGGCGCGCTTAGGAAGTGCCGCGTTGTCCTAACCGGCTGGCGCGTGCAGGACATCTTCGGCAAGGCTTACGATCCGCTGGTTAGGCGCGCGTTGTTTGGCGCGCTCGATCTTCCTGCGGGACCGCCTGACCACGAACGTGAATCCCTGCTTGTTTACAAGTTTCCGTGGACCGATCCTCCGGTAGTCGAAGAGACGCTAAAGCTTATGGAGCCGGCGGTGCCGGTGAATATGAGCGGCGTACCTGTCTATTGGTTCTTGCCGGTGCGCGCATGAGCGACACCCGCGAGGCCATCCTCGAGCAGCTACAAACCCTTCTTTCTGGCGTCTCGGGAATTGCTGGCGTTTATCGTGATCGCGGAGACTTCAGCACGATGGAACTTCCGGCCATCATTCTGCTCGACGGCGAAGAAGACAATACCATGGCCGACGAGGCGGTCAGAAATAAGTCGGTAAGGTTTCCTGGCGGTATTATCAACCTCAAGCCGCATATCGTCGTTGTTCCACAGCCGCGTTCGGATGCCACAAACCTAACGTTAGACGGGCCGAACGGCACTGTGGTTGCGGCCCCTATCGGTCCGGAAATATCTCAGTGGCGCATGAGCGTGCGAGCCGCCATTGAGAACGATCCGACTCTAATCTCTATTCTTGGTCCTAGTGGCCAGATCACCTATCTCGGCTCATATACGGACATGGACCCAGAGTCTATGACGCTTTTTGGCCGATTACTCGTCCGTTACTCTTTCCGCTACTGGCTAACACCAATCCGGCCCTGAGTTAGGCGTATAGGCCGGCAATATAGTCATCAAGCGCGGTTCCCCAACCCTTTTGCCATTCCAAGTGATCAGGACTCGATGGGGGACACGGGTTGGTGTCAATGCCAAACCGTTTCTCGTCAAACCCGTAGCCGTCTTCCCAGGCTGAGTGGCCCTTACACCAAGTTCTGTATCCTTGGGTCCACGGATCGTCTGACGGCTCGTCAAACCAATCTTCTAACACAGGCGTCGCCTTTCTTCTGCGCGCCGTGGCTTACCACGCAACAACCCTCCAATCAAGCGCCCAGTGGGCGCTTTTTTTATGTCCAGAAAGGACAACTAAAATGCCCATTGGCGTAATTCAACCCACCACCACTTCCCCCAACATCGGCGACTATCGCGTCGGCCGCGGCTTCATGACTATGGATTTGAACGACGGTCACGGCGCCCTCGATATGGGCAACGTTACTTCGGCAAAATTCCAGGTCAAGCCGACGTTGCTTCATCACTACAGCTCACGTCAAGGCGTGCAGATCAAGGACCGCTCGGTCGCGACTCGGCTCGAGGCTACTCTGATGATCGAACTCGAGGAAATCACGGCCCGCAACATGGGCTTGGCGCTCCTCGGCCTACCTCAGGATTCCGGCTCGGCCAGCATCATTCCGATGAGCAACCCGCTGTTCTATGCGACGTTGAACTTTACCGATGCGAACGTCACCGGCCCGAAGTGGAATGCGCATTTCCCGCTCGTTCTTCTGACGCCTGACCAGCCGTTTGAACTCATCGCCGCCGGCTCGGGAGATTGGCAGAAGCTGTCGATCACCTGCGACGTGCAGCATGATTCGGTCGAAGGCTTCGGCAGCTTCACCTGCGCGAATTTCGCTGACCTCTGAGTTGCATAGTAAGAAATAAGTGGCATTAAAAGGGAGCAACCTTTTTGAAACTGAAAGATATTAAAGCCCCAGATAAATTGGGGTTGCTCGATCTGCGCCGCAAGGCGCAGGTCGTGACATTCTCTGACGGTCGAGAGTCTGAAGTAGTCGGACTCTCGACCGGCAACGTCGGCGATCTGATGGAGAAATTCGTTCCCATGCAGAAGTTCTTCATGGGAGCGCCTGTCACTGTCGGCGAAATAGTGAAGACTGCGCCGGACGCAATCCCGCTCATAATCGCCATGGGATTTAAGAAGGGGGATGACCTAGAGCAGATCGAGGCCGCCGCCGACCTGACCATCGAAGAACAAAGCGAATTGCTCGAGGCGATTGGGAAGGCGACGTTCACCCGCGGCTTCGGCCCTTTCGACGCCCGACTGAGGGCTCTGGGGCTGGCAGTCAAGGGCGAAACTGGAAAGGCCCCGGATACGACCTCGCAGAGGCCGCGGCAGCCCTCATCGCTGCCGGACAAGACGAAGAGTGGGTCTTCGGACTTACCCCCAGACAGCTTGCCGCGCACGCCTTCCTCGGAGAGCGAAGGCGCATCCGAGACCTCGTTGACGGCATAACCGCCGCGACAATGGGGGCGAGAGTTAAAAAGGAAGAACTGGAAAAGGAACTCAAGAAGCTGGAGAAGGAGCTTTAGCGGTACTTGTCCATTTTCGCATTCTCGTCGATATTGGCTTGAGCAGCCTTATGGCAGGCATCCTGCGTGCGGAAATAAGACACCTTAATTTGTTTTCCGTCGCTGATAGTATAAACATTAACCTCATCACCCTGATCAACTATTTGCGCAGGCCATCCATTCGCCAAGGCTCCCTCGTGCCATTTGGCCGGGGATTCGACCGGTGGATGGTCGGTGCAGGTGCTAAAAACGTCGCCTTCGCCCCGCACCAATGCCCACCACTTTTGCTGCGCCAGTGCCGGGATGGCCCACAGCGCAAGCATAACTAAGAAACACAAGCTAGATTGAAGTACCCGGATAGCTATCAGCCTTCCGTTTTCGTATCTCACCTGAGATTTATCGCTGCGTAGTCCGTAGTCGAACGGCTTGCGTGCAAGCACTTCTTTGGCTCCTGTGATGAAATCCGGATCGCTGGAAATCGAGAGTATGTGGCTTAACGCCTTGCGCCGGTCCATGCGCTTTTTGGGCTTCATGCCACCTCCACATCTTGCATGAGAAACACCATATAACACAATGCCCGATAACGTTGTAAGGACATACTTCAAGGAACAGCGCACCGGGCCGCTGTTTTCGCGCGGAACCGCGCGAGGCGGCGACGTCACCCGCGACATCATGCGAGCGACTGCGAACGATATCGCCACAGCTTTCATCAAAGCTGCTGGCGAGGACATCAAGGGGGCCGGTAAGTTCGGTTCCCGCTGGACAGACGGCTTCACCGCCAACGTCACCCAAGGCGGCGGCAACATCCGGCTCGATATCGACCATCAAGTTCCGTATTTCAGCACGTTCACCAAAACCACCACCATCCAAGGCAAGCCGATGCTTTGGATTCCCTTGTCCTTTGCCGCCGACGCGATCGGCAAGCGGGCGCGTGATTATGGCCCACTATTCCGGGTTGACCGCAGGGGTGGGAAAGCGCCGCTTCTGTTCTCCTTTGGCCAGAAGCCCGCAGAACCTAAGTATTTCGGCAAGTCTTCGGTCACGATTCCGCAGAAATTCCATACGTTTGAAATCGCTCGCGCTGTTGCGGCGCGGGCGGGCGAGTTCTTCAAAACTAGACTTGGAAAGGTGAAATAGTTGGCCGACAACAACGTTATCATTACTTTCCAGTTCCAGACCGAAGGGCAGTCGGGAGTCCTGTCGGCCGTTGACGCCATCAATGAGCGGATAAAGCAAGGTCAGCAGGCGCAACAAGCGCAGCCGTTTAACATCGCGAACGTCTCCCCAGGAGGCGCAAGCGAGCCGTGGCGGCCACCGTCTCTATCGCCTGCTCACGCTGCGGTCAGTCACGAGGCGACCACCGAAGAACGACACGTCCATGTCGAGGCGTCCGCCAGCGGCCATAAGGAGATTGAGGAACTCGGCAAGGGCGCCGAGATTGCAAATAAGTCATTTGAGGTTCTTAAGCGCGGCGTAGAGGGCGTCGGCCAAGCCATGATATCTGGCTCTCTACAAGCCAGCATCGTTGGATTCCAAAGGTTTTCTTCCAGCGTTGAGGAAGCTGGTTCTGTTGTTGGCGGCTTCCTCGGTAAGCTAGGACTCGTCGGCGCGGTAGGGTCGGCGGTGGCGGGTTCCATAGGCGGCTTGGCTGTTCTCTTTAACGAACTAGCCTCTCGCATGAGCGAGAACGTCCTTGAATTCAACGAACTAGGCAAGGCGGCCGGTCTAGATAATCAACAATTTGCCAATCTTGAAGGAGCTTTCGCCCGCTCCGGCGTGGGCCTGGAGCAACTGCATCAGGTCGTCCGCGTAACCACCAACCGACTGCAGGGGGAATGGGGCGACATTGTCCGCACGGTGCGGGATTCTGCTGATCATTACGCAGAAGGCACCATTAAAATAAACGAGTCGCATCGCAAGTTGACTGATTCAGCGGATCTCCCCGTTGAAGCAGAAATGAAAATTGCGAAGTCTCGGCGGGAAGTGGTCGATTCGGCGGATAAGTCCGTCGAAGCGGAAATGAAGATTGCCAAGTCGCGCCGCGATGTGGCCGATTCGTCTGACCTGACTACTCAGGCGGAAATGAGGATCGCCAGGGCGGAGCGAGAAGAAGTCGACGCCGTCACTCTACCTAAGCAGGCAGAGAGAAAAATTGAAAGCGCGGAGCTTGGCGCTAGAAGCGCAGAAGATGCGGTGCCTGGGGCAGAGCGTACCAAGCAGCAGACGGAATTTGATTTAACTAAAGCTCAATTGCAGTTTAGGGCGAAGTATCTTGGCGAGCCGATCACGCCGGAAGATAATCAGCGACTTCAGCTATTACAACGGCAGGCAGATGCCTCCCACATCGAGGCACTGAAGGCCCAAGAAAAGGAGGACGGCCGCAACATTGAACGTGCCAAGATGCACCGAGATGAGGCAGAGGAGACTGAACAGAAGACCCGACGCAACGCCGTTCCGGAAGCTCAGGAGGGCCAGGAGAGGGTACGCGAAGCGGCGCGCAAGGAAGAACGCAACGCCATTCCAGAAGCCTTAGAAGGGCAGCAACAGGCACGGCTGGATGCCGCAAGGATAGCGCGAGACGCTATACCAGAGGCCCGCGAGGCTCAGGAACAGGCGCGCATAGACGCTGCGAAGAACGAGCGCAATGCGATGCCCGAGGCGAAAGAGGCGCAAGAGCGGGCGGCTTTGGAGTTGCGCGCAACTCAGCGGGCGCAGACCGACGCCATGCAGAAAGACCCAGCCAGATTGGCGGAAGCCATTCGCGGCGGCGGCGGCGGAGTAAACTGGAGAGAAATTGCCGCTCCGGATATTTTCCGGTCGCTGGCATTCATGGGCGGCGGAACGATGATGGGGACGCTTTCGGCGGCCCATCAGTTCGTAACCATGCCCGCTATGCAGGGGCAAACCGAAGCCAATCAGGGAGTGGCAGGCGCCGTCGCGCAGCAATTTGGTCTGAGGGGAGGCATCGGCCCGATTCTGGACGCCCTTACGAAGGGGGAATTTAATAAATTAACGCCGGAGACTGAAAAAACCTCCAAAGATATGGGCGAGGAGAATCTAAAATCAGCAGAAGGAATCCGAGACTCCCTAGTAAAAATGGGACAGGATATCCGCAGTTCGGTAATTGAGACCGTAAAAAATTCCCATTTGGATACGTTTGCCGTTAAAAGCGCCGAGGGGATGGGCGCTGTTATCTCTAGTATACCAGATAAAGCCAAAGCGGCGTTTGACGGCGCTGCAGCATCGGCTGACGCATTATCTACAGCCCTTAATACGGCAGCAATATCAGTAGACAAGGCATTCTCCCCAGGTGTGCGCCAAGCCATTAGTGAGGATAAACCACTTCAGGACTTATACGCCAAGCTCCCAGCGCTACAGCAGCAAAGAGAAGATATCACGGGGGAAATGCGCGCTAAGGGGCTGACCCCCGGCGCTGTTTTAACAGAACCGCAACAGAAGCAGGCGGACGTTTTACAGTCCCGGCTTGACGCTGTTGTTGGGCAGATAAGGGAGATAAATCAATCTGCCAAGCCGCTTGAGGAGCGCGACGTCAAGCAGCAAGGCGGAGATCTTTTTAATCAGCAATCAGGACCGGAACTTAAGGGTGCGGCTGAAGACCTAAAGAATGCCGCCATCAAGGGAAGCGAGGACGGAAGCTACCTGAAGGATGCCGCGGGCCAACTTAAAGAGGCGGCTCAGGCGCTTAAGAGCGCGGGCGGAAGCGCTACTGGGGAACGTCATTCCTCCGGCGGCTACATCACCGGACCGGGCACCGGCACCAGCGACTCGATTCGCGCGCCGTGGTTGTCCAATGGCGAATATGTCGTCAAGGCAGCCCGCGTAGCCCAAGTCGGCAAAGACAAGCTCGATGACCTCAATGCTGGTCGCGTTGGCTTTGCCGACGGCGGCTTGGTTGACGCTGGACACGGGGACTGCCCCGACCCTGAAATGTCGCCTAGAACCATGGCCTATATCAAGGGCCGTCCGTCCTACGCAGAAGGAGATGTGCAGCCGAGCAGTGGCATTTTACCAGACGCCAAGATTTTTGAACATCCTCCCGCTGCCCCATCAACCATGGTCCCGCAAGACGCCGTTAACTTGTGGGATCATCCTCACCACAAGACCGATAGCTTTGCTGATGGCGGCTATGTCCAGCGCAAGGGTTTCGCTGAAGGCGGCGTCGTTGATTTGGGCGAGTTGGCGGCTGAGATTGTTAAATCGCCAGATGAGTTCATTGCTAAAATAGCCGAGGCGAGAAAGTTTAGCTTATCTTCTGATGCCGGCAAAGTTCCCGAGAATGCCGACGAGGCGCTCCTAACAATTCTATCGCCTAAAGCCGCCGCCGAAGTGCATGCCTTAATGCCCATGCATCCCGCGTCGGCTGGTGGCTCTACTGGTGGAATCCACGCCTCAGTTCCAGCACCCCTAGCAGAGGGGCAGCCGATTGGAACGTCGTCCGAAGCATCCGCGCCCGCAGCGCCGCCATCAGTGGCGGCAACTCCGCCGACCGTAACGCAGCCGAGTCATCCGTCGAGCATCGGGAACGGTACTGGGGTAGGCGGAATCAATTGGGCCTCTAACTTCGGCCGCGTTCCAGAAGGCTGGGAGCACAAAATTGCTCTAGCACCTGGCGTCAAGTCTTGGTGGGATTCAACTGTTGATCAACATCCAGGACCAAAGGGCCCAATAAACTGGGCATCTAACGACCGCCGTGTTCCAGAGGGCTGGGAAAAGAAGATTGCCCTAGCCCCAGGTGTTAAGTCTTGGTGGGACAAGTCTCCCAATCCCCATACTTCAGACGGATTCATAAATTGGGCGTCTAATGGTGGTGAGCCGCCATCGGCGAAGTTCCCGGAAGGTAAGATAAATTTTGCAACCAACGCCGGCCGTGTTCCAGAGGGCTGGGAAGACAGGATAGCCCTCGCACCAGGCGTGCGCTCTTGGTGGGATGATGCGACAGGAAGGGGTGGTAGTGGAGCCTCAACTGATCAAGGCAAGGCGTCCCACGGCATAGATAGCCACCCAAATGTCCGACTAGGCAGTCGCGATTCGATTTTGCCACAAGGTTTTGATTATTGGAGCGATGACCGTAAAAATACGTGGTATTCCAAAAACAATCTAGAAGCGCCCTGGTTCGATTCAGCAGAATACGCGCACCATAATAAAAGCTTGCCCTTTAGTCCAAAAGAGCAGGCACAATTTGCCAAGGCTTATAAGGGGGATGAAGGGCAAAACTTTGCACCATTGACATGGAAAAAAGCATCTCCGGTCTTTTTTGAAGGCAAATGGCATGAAGGTACTTTGCCGGAGGTAGGAAAGCTTACGTCTCCGGTCTCTTTCGAAGGTAAATGGTTGAGTAAGGTACCGGGGATGGGTGAACCCTCCGGGGAACCTGGGCAAAGGCAACCACAACATGATTTCTATTCACATCTAGAACTCCTTCCGCCGACTCCCCCTCCGACTCCCCCCCCTAGTTTTGCAGAAGGCGGCCTCATCCAAGGCCCCGGAACCGGAACTAGCGATAGCATCAGCGCTCCGTGGGTCTCCAACGGCGAATACGTGATCAAAGCCGATAGAGTTGCCCAGGTCGGCGTCGACAATATGCACGCCTTCAATGAAGGGAGACTCGGCTTTGCTGGCGGAGGAATGGTTAGCTACTTCGGCGAGACTACCGAGGAGGCAGGCACCGCAGCTGGTCTAAACCATCACCTTGGCAGGACAACAGAAGAGGCTGGCTTCGCTGCGGGTGGGTCGGTGTCGATCCCGTCCTACCTATCTGGTGGACAGATCATGGGAGAGAACGCCGCTGCTGCGAGCGGTATGATGGTTTCTCCGTGGAGTTCCCCGCCTCCGCCGTCTGGGGGGGTCATGATGCAGGCAGTAGGCCAAATAGGCCAAGAAAGGTCCGCTTTCTCTTCCGGCATGATGCTGGGCGACAATTCACCGCTATTAGCAAGCAATCTAGTCGGCTCGTCATCCAACAGCCCCAGCTTCGCCGGTCATTACGCGCTCGACGTCACTACTGACAAGGGAATCGTTCCAGCCATGATGACCGAGGACATGATGTCTAGCCTGAGTCAGTCATCGCTAGCGAGCAAGCTGACTAGGACCGGCATAACCCCGAGTTGGGGCTCCTGATGCCGCCTGGTATCCTACCTCCCGTCACGCTGCTTAGTTTCGCGCCGGAAAGCGGCCACGCACTAACTCTTACGCCATTTGCCGCTCGAGGAGTGACGCAGACCCTAGAGCCGATCGCCACAGTTAACGGGGACGGCCGGGCTGCAGGAACCTTTATCCGACGCGATATTAACGGGTTCCTCATCAACATGTTTCCCGTTCAGCTTCGCAAGTACCAAAGCGTCGTCACATGCCGCGATGTAGAGACGCCAGCCCTGGACGATGCATGGCTAGGGCAAATTATCTCCGTCGCATGCGCTGCAGAGTTGAACTACCTGACAGGCGGAACTCCCGCCCGCCCGGAAGTCTCCGGCTCGAGCTATGTCGAGGGGGCTTTCACCTTCTATCGTCCGCTCCTGACCATGATGGTAATGGACATCAAGAACAGCTTTGCGGAGTACCCAGCAACCTATAGCTGGGAAGTCGTTTTGCAGGAAGTGTGACCGTGGCTGGTCCATTCTTCTTCCACTGGGTCGAACCCACTGAGAATATTTGGTCATCAGAGTTTGAGGTGTGGGACGAGAACATTTTTGATTTCGTCATCGAGCACACAGAAGGCAACTTTCCCACTCTGACGATCACGGTTCCCAATCCATTCGAGGGATTCCTTAATCCGGGTCGACTCTTTTGGGCATGGTTCGCCTGGGAAGACCCGACCACGTCGCACGTCTGGCCGCTATTCTTCGGCCGGCTAGTTGGCGTTCCAACTGATCTAGTCAATCAAACCGTGCAAATGAAATTCATCGCCCGGCCGACCAACTACATTAAAGCCAAGCAACTCGTCGCCGAGACACTCAAAGTCGCACCTTACTACGACCCCATATGGATTCCCCTAGCCAAGCGCGATGATCCTGACACCATCCTCGAAGGTTGGTCGTCCCTCTACCACATCGACCGCATTAGCCTGGATGTAACCGCCTCTGACATCCTCATAGGCGAGGATGGGACGATAAACTTCGGCGGCGGAACGGCGTTCTACGATAGCGTCAAGGTCCATCTCGACCAGCCGCCCCTGATTGCGGTCAATGTCGCAGCCAATGTCACCTGGGACCAGGAATACGAGGGTAATTTCCCCGTTACTTCCGGCGCTATGACGACATACACGGGTGAGGGCTTTATTTCGGATTGGCCCAAGACGGGGTCTGGACTGGGCGGCGGATACACGGTCGGCGTCGGCTGGGCTGCCAACGCGGATTCCCTGCTCCGGTTGGCGAGCACGCTGGGTAATGTTGCCTATACATTTTCTTATCAGAATCTAGCGAAGCACCATCATAACGGCGACGTGATGTCGCAGTCGCTCTCCTACTCCCATCCGGCCGTTAAGATCCCCGGCATCACCAAGACCGTATTCCTTCAAGACGTCGTTGGCATCATCGACCCCAATGCCGTAGATGCCAATGGTGATCCGGCGCCGATCAACATCCCAGCGAAAGTTCACTGGGTCGAGATGACGGCGGCGAGTTGGAATGTCAGCTATCACTTAAGCATCATCTATAAGGCCAAGCGTAAGCGCGCTGAGTGGATGTTCCTTACGTTACAATCTGACGTACAGCCGATCATCACCGACCCGCTGGTGACGGAGGACACAGAGCAAATAACGCTTTCGAGCAGCAATCTTTCGCTGCCTGAATTGACTTTGCTAAACTGGTCGAGCGTTGCTGGACAGCCGGTCTCGCTCGGCGAGATGGTCTTTCCCGATAATCCGCTTGTGCCAGGGCAGACGTCGACACAGATTGCGGTTCAGGCGGGTACTGCGGGCCTCATTGAGCCCATCTTCTCAAATATCGCGGGGGCTACGACCAACGACGGCAGCGTCATCTGGGCGAGCTTGGGAAGCACTCCTCCAACGGAGTCGGCAGGAGATTGGAACCGGCTAGTCAATGTTGGACTTGGAACTTTGTTGGTTCCGTTGCCCATGATCGGCAAGGATCTGGATAGCTTGATAGCTCCAGGCCTACTCAGTTGGCCTCCGGTCGGCGTGCTGGTTTCGGAGTTCGACCTCTTCTCTCATGGGCTTTCGGTTCCTGGCGGACTGATGTTCGACTGCACTCAGGGCGGCATGGCCGGCGGCCCTGTTGACAGTCCTGGCAATCCTGCCACCGCGACCTTCCAGTCCTTCACCAACCCCACCGGCGCGTTCATGTATATCGCCACCCAGGCGGGGCAGACCGGGGAATTTCATACAACCTTCGATGAGACGCCTGGGTCGGTGACAACCGACGGCACTGTTAAATGGACAAACATAGGCCGGGTAAATCTTCCCATCGGCGGTTGGCCGGGGTTCACGGGGGCGAGCGCTTATTTTACGACTGATCGGGGAAAGATCAGCAGAGAAAATCTGATCTGCCGCGCTAGGGCGAAGTTGCGCAAGCGCGCGCGTGCGGTGACGGCGTCGTGGGAAACGCCCATGTCGCAAATGGTCACTATGTCATGCCGGGTGAACGCAACGATAACAGACCCGCGTATTCCAGGTGGGGTCGCCGGCGGCAAGGTCATCGCCTACAAGATCCTGGGCAATGGCGATACCTCCGTCTTCAAGGGGCAGGTGACAATCGGCTGCTCGATTGGTCTCGGAGACCATCTTTCGTTCACCGCCGGAACGCCGCAATACACGGCGGGCACTGGCTACGCGCAGCCTGGATATCAGGCTTATACTGGGGCGGTTTTGGCTACAGCGGCCGATGATGTCGGCTACACGCCTCCAGTCCCGCAGGTAACCGACGATGGGCTGGTGTTTCCTCTCACGGCTGATCAGGCGATCTTAACCAGCACATTCCACGGCTCGTTAGACGCCGAAGCATTGGTAATTGAGGAAGCCTTTCAGCAAGCAGTCTTTGATGGGATCAACGGATTTCCTTTTTCTATCACCGTGGCGGGACAGAATTCAGTCACAATTAGCAATACCGAGGCCAACTTCCCCGCCGTGCAAGCTGCAATTGACGACGCCGCTGCGCAGGGAACCGGACCTTGGTATGAACTAGCCATGAGACCACTGACCAACGGCCCGTTCTCGGCCGCTTACACGCTTCAGACGACGAAGCTGGTGTTGCCGCAGACCATTAATCTTGAAGCGGCGGGGTCTCCGTAATGGCCGCAATAGAAGACTTTGTCCGCTTCTTCCAGCTTCCGAATAACGCCCCTGCGGACCTCTATCTGCCGCAGACTGGTCAGTCCTCGCAAGTGCCGATCATCGTAAAGGCAGGGCAGGGGGCGTCCGTGGGCTCAGTCCGGACGTTCAACACGTCGTTCTCCTGCACCATATCGCTCTACTGTGATCAGGCGGCGGTGGAGGTTGAGCAGGCGGGTTAGCGCGCGCTACGCTGGCAAGCCCTGATCACTCAGGGCTCACGCTCACCACTGCGGATGAGGCGTTGGACCCGTGCGTAGCGCGCCGAGGCTTGGTACGCAACTTTTAGATCAATGTCAAGGCGGATTATGCCCCTCCTCAACCAAATCCGCAAGGCGCACGTAATCAGAATCTACCAGAACAACGACCCGACCAGCGATGTCTGGGTGGACGTGCTGCGCATCGACAATGCAGATTTAGACTTCCGTACAGGCGGCCAAGACACCAACCACGTCCTTAAATGGGCCGATGGTTGGAAAGGCGACAACGGCCCGAACACCCAACGCAAAACATCGAAGCTAACCGTCACCAATCCCGACGACAGCACGCAGAGCATTGATATCGACATCATTGAGAAGATGAAGTTGACGAGTTCAGTTAACGGGCAGGCTACCAACTACGCCTTTAAGAACGGCGCCACGAATGACCTTCGGAAGGCCGACGTCGTGACGGTCCACAATACTGACGTTTCCTCGCTAGACATGAGCAAGCCGGTTGATTGGGACGAATATTATCCGGTCCTGATCGCGGGTCAGCAGGACACAAGCCAGTCTCTTCAGGCAGAGATTCCGACCCACTTCAAGCTGCTGTGGGCAGCCGTGCCGACCTTCGATGCGTCTATGGCGACAGAACCGCCTCCAAGCCCGCCGACCGTCAACGGGCAATTGTCCGATTACGTCCCGAAGAACGAGGACGTAGTGAACGCCATAGAACAGACCTAGGTCATTTTGGATTTGACTACCTTGGCGGAGGCTCTAAGCGCCAATAAGTGGTCGTAATATGCGAATACGTGCCAGTTGTGATCAGGATTGTGTTTCGCGCGCTTGCGCATTTGGTCTGCCTGCTCGGTCTGGGTCAATGTTGAAACGAAGTCTTTGCGTTAGCGGCGGTATAATTCAGCTCTTGCTTTAGCTTCCTTCACCCTAGACCCGCGTCATCAACTCCGTTTCAACAAAGCCACACTCGCACAAATGCGATTGCATGTCAAGCTAAAAATAGCATTAACGGGAAACTAAATGACGGTCATCTACAGAACCCCCGGCGCATGGGGCGGCGGCCAGGGCAGCGACCTTGCGGCTGCGCAGATCGACGAGAACTTCTTCACTCTCGTTGGGCTGATCAACGCCAAAGCAGCGACCGGCGCTGGCGTCGCCAGTATGGCGGTGGTCTCGAACAACCAACTTCAGACCCGACTCACCGACGGCACCTTTCTTCCGGCAGTCACCCTGCCGACTGCGACCTTCACGTTCCGCGGCGCTTGGGCGCCCGACACCGTCTATAGCGCCAATGACATTATCACTGAAGGTGGATCAACCTACCTTGTACTCATCGGCCATACCAGCGATGGAACCTTCGATCCTGGAGCCAACAACGGCAGCGGCTCTGACTTTTACGGACTGTTGCTGAGTAACCCAAGCGAGGCGCTGCCGACAGGCGGCTCTACCGGCGAAGTGCTGACCAAGGTTTCGGGAACTGACTTTGACGTGGCGTGGGAGCCCCCCGGCGCTGCAGGCTCTCCGGTCCAGACTAAAACCGGGACGTCATTCACACCCGCACTCACCGACGCGGGCACCTACAATCGACTGACCAACTCCAGCGGCTGCACGGTACACATCCCTGCTGATACGTCTGTCAATTTTTCAATCGGAACTGAAATCCATTTTCGGCAGGCGAATGCAGCCGGAATCAGTTTTGTTGGATCATCGCCCGTAGTCTTGAACGGAGTAACCGGATTCCTTGACGAGACGGCGGCCGAGGGCGCGACCTGCACGATCAAGAAAGTAGCCGCCGACGAATGGGATCTGTTCGGCCTCCTAGAGCCAACATCCGGAGCATAGCATGATCCCCGGCATTACCGCCAGCGAACGCCGCAGACACTCTGGCGTCACTTATCAGGCTAACGCCGTCACCTTCGGCGGCACAACGACGTTGGTCAATTCTTCGCTCACAAGCACCGACAACAACTTCGTCAGCTTTGCCGGATGGTTTAGGCCAACATCATCTGATTTAAGCTTTTCCGTTCCTTTCGTGGTTGACCCGACCGCCAATGGCGGTAACTATTTTCATGTAAGGACTAACTTCGCTATTCAGGGGACACCAGAACAACTTAATTTCATCGCAGCAGAGACGAGCGGATCGATACAGGTGGGATACAACACTGGTGGCAACCCAACTCTTATTGCTGGAGCGTGGTGCCATGTGATTGGGAGCGTGGAAGGTACTGGTGCTCCGCCCCATTTCTTTCAGCTCTACGTTAATAACGCGCAAGTCATTGATCTTTTTACAACAGATACGAACACGGACGTCATTCCATTGGCAAACGGATTGCCATTTTGGGTTGGCAACGATGGACAGAGCGATCCGTATTTCGGTTCAATGGCGGACTTTTCATTCTGGCCGGGGATTTCCTTTCTTGAGAGCGGCGGAGACATCCCGCTCGAAACACGCAGGCTGTTCATCGACGCAAGCGGTGCACCAGTCAATCCATCGACAGCCATCGCCGCATTAGGGCACCCGGCCGTCATGCTGTCAGGCAATGCTTCGACGTTCCGCCTGAACACGCTCGGAGGGAGCGGGTCGTTCACCGTCACGACTGGCGGCCTCACTAACGATTTAACGCCGGTGCATCTCTGATGGCGAAGATCAATCCGCCGTATAGGCTTGACCCGCTTCAGATGATCGTCAACGTCAATTGGGGGGCATATCTGCTTTTGGTCATATTCGAGTGGTCTGATTTGATCATCAATAATAATTCAGTGGCTCACCCAGCCCTCTTCAATACCGTTAAGCCGGTAAGTGTTACGATAACCAATAACGCCCCTTCGGGGGCTGAGCTTCTGAATAACTTGCAAACAATCCCCGTCCCGGTAGACGATCTTACCCAAAACGAATATATCCGAACATTTATTTTTGACGTTAGCTCCCTGCAATCCTCGGTCCAGTTTTCGCTAACTGATCAGGCTGATGATACGACCGATTATGTGTGGGGAACGGGGGCGCCAGAGCTGCCTGATGGATATACGCAGCTTGTTGTGGGTACTGGCATATCTCAGGACCGCAGCCAACCTCAAACAGCCACCGGCCCGTGGCCCTCTCCTGTCGGCATTAGTCTATACTCCAAGTCTATTTATTTTTTTGACGAGAATGACCCACGGTTCCCCATCAAGCCCAAAAACCCGCTCAACGATCCAGGGCCAACATCCACGACGCACTTTGTCGCAACCGTCCTTGATACGACCCCCTCCACAGATGACGCACTGTATTCTTTTATTGGCTTTCATCCTGCTGTAATAGAGGGCGGGACGTATTCTCGGGTTGGCTTATTCCGCGGTGGTTCCTTAACCCTAAATGTTGATAAATCTACAGCGGGCTCGACACCTGTTGTCTGGCCGTCTACGCCATCAATGTTTCAGGTGAGCTATGTAGGGGGAGCGCGGTTCCCCGGCGGATCTTTTGATGCTGCTGGCTATTTTGTTCCAAATCCTCCGCCGGACTACAATTTCGGCATCTATTCAGTGTCCCCAGGTACGGGATTCTACAAGTTTGGCGGCCCGCCTGTTGCTTCCAATGCATACACTGGAACCTACCCGACGCCATGATCTACAACATCCGCAACCCCAGCCCTAGCCTGCGCATATTCTATGACGCGAGCAGCATACAGCGCTATCTCCAGCCGCATAAGACCCTTGAGGGTGTAGAGCTAGTCGATAAGGAGGCCGACCGGCTTCGCTCTTCCGGCATGGTTGTGACGGCGGTTGACACCCAGCCGCCCTTCGTCCTGCCTGCGGTCGCGCCAGGAACGCCCAAGCCCGCCATTGTCATCGACGGCATGTGGGGAATCGGCGACAATTTGCACCAGCGCGCCGTCGTGCGCGAGCTGATGCAAACCCACGAGGTTTGGCTATCGACGTGCCACTGGCAGCTCTACCATGATCTCGTCGCCGAGGGACTTCACCTAACATTCAAGTCGACGAGACTACGCGCGCAATCCAAGACGATCGAGCGCGAGCAGCATTTATTCAAAGTACCATCGCGTGAACCGGGGGACGCTCGGCGCGTCAAGCTTTGGTACAAAAAAGAGCAAATAGATATTTACGGCTCTATCCTCGAGACGATGATGGCCGAGTGCGGCTTAGCGGGTAAGCGGGGCGACTTCTCGTTGCCGATCCCGGCCGAATGGCGCGCGAAGGCCGAGGCGCTGCGGGCCGGGTGGGACACGGGCGGCAAGCCGCTTATGCTCTACCGGCCGGTTGTTCGTCGACGGGAGTGGAACGGTGAAAGCAGAAACCCCGATTCGGCTGCCTATGCGGCGCTCTATGCAGCGGCTAGATCTGGGTATTTCGTTGTCTCGATTGCTGACCTTGAGCCGAAGCTGGAGTGGATAGTCGGCGAAGAACAGCCAGCCGACGTTAAGTTACACAGCGGTGAGCTTGATTTCGAGACGATGGCGGCTTTGTTCTCGATTGCCGACATTGGTTTCTTCAATGCCGGGTTTGCTCCGGTCCTGGCGCAAGCGGTCGGACTGCCTTCGGTTGTCGTCTACGGCGGGAGGGAAAGCTTCCGCACGACACAAGCGGCCGGCGCCCACCTAACGCCGACGCTGGGTATTGATCCAGTCAATCCGTGCGACTGTCACACAGAACGGCATCCTTGCGACAAGCGGATTGATATGCCATCGGCACTTGACAAAGTGCGCGAGTTCGCGCATATACACGGTGCCACAGGATACGCAGCGAACACCCAAGGGGATCTTGGCGCTGTGATTGCTTCTTGTGCGGGCGGGGAGCGACGATCCCAGACCTCCCCGCTCCTAATCTTCGCCACAACCTACGTCGACAGCGATGCTCGCCAGACGCTCACTGAGCAATGGCTGGAGCTAACCAGCGCGCTTAACCCCGGCGCTCCGCTCTTGCTGGTCGACAGCGCCTCGCCGCTGCCCCTCGTCAGCGAGGCATGGAAGAAGCAGCATCCTTCGGTCCAATATCGAGTTTTCGACTTTGGTGACAATGTCGGACATCTCAGCCGCGGGGGCAAAGACGGCTGGGGCCGCGCCTTCTGCAAGGGGCTGGAGATTGCCGTCGAGGAGGGATTTACCTACGTCGCGCACGTCGAGGGCGACTCCCTGCTGCGCCTTCCGGTGGACGGCCTCATCGACCAAATGCTTCAGGCGCAGCGGGAGTGCTGCACGACCAAAGTATCCGGCATGAAGAAGGACATAGCCGGTTGGATTGAAACCGGCCTAATGGTTTTCAAGACCGCTTATGTCCGGGATTCAGGATTCATTCAGAATTACAACTGGAAGGCTAGGCGGGTCGCTCCGACGCCTGAAATTGTAATAGCGAACTTGATCAAATCAGATGTGTTTCTGTTGCCGATTAAAGCCGTGAGGGGCGACAAGCATCAGATTACGCACGACAATGTTTTGAGTTTAGGCTTGGACTGGATCACCCACTGCCACAATGACGTGTGGGCTACGGATAGGTTCTTTGAAGATGCGATGTCAGCGAAAAAGGAACCCGGTAGCCAAGGATCTGCGGTCCCCCAAGTATCGACCGCGTGTGGTCCGTCCGAAGAAGGGAAGGGGGTCTTACCGGCGGTCGAAGCCGGTCTCCTCCTCAATCTCGGTTGCGGCACAAACAAGCTATCCGGCTGGCTAAATCACGACGCGGACGTAGACGTAACCCAGCCGCTGCCGTGGGCAGAAAATAGCGCCTATTACATTTTCATTGAGCACTGCATAGAGCACGTCTCATGCCACCAAGCCATAGGATTCTTTGAAGAGGCGTTCCGCGTATTGGCTCCGGGTGGCGTTTTGCGAGTGGTCGTGCCATCGGTTGAGCAGATCGCCAACATGGCGGACCAAGCCTATTTCGACTTTGCCAAGAAATTCGGAGGTGACGGAACGCTAAAGGGCGCGCTTAAGGCTATCCTGTTCTCTCACGGGCACCAGATGGCGTGGACCGCCAGCGTAATGTCCAACCTGCTGCGCTACGCTGGCTTTGAGGCGATTGAGCAGTGTCAGGTGGGCATCAGCCGCCATTCCGCCCTGCGCGGCGTGGAGGGCCATGGGCGCGTCATTGGCGACAAGTTCAACCGCATCGAGTCCATGTGCTTCGAGGCGACAAAGCCGGGGCGTGTTGCCGCGCCGGTCGCGCCCACCACCCGCAAGATCGCCCTCGTGGTCGGCGGCTCCGAGAGAGTCAAAGAGGAGCTGGCCGAAGCCGAGGCGCTTTGCGTCGGCTGCGAAGTAACCCGATTCGTCATCAACGACATGATTCCACAAGCGGCCGGCCCTTGCATCGCCGTCAGCCTACACCCAACCAAACTAGCTGACTGGCTTAAACGCCGTGAGGCCAACGGTCATCCGGCGCCATCTCAGGTCTGGGCACACCGCAGCGGGCCGAACGTCACGCACCACGTCGAGGACTGGGCCGGCTCAAGCGGCCTGTTTTCGGTCAAAATCGCCCGCAAGCTTGGCTTTGAGCGCATCATCCTATGCGGGGTGCCAATGGAGCCGTCGGCCAAGCACGTCGTCCGCGCCCAGCCGTGGCCGGCCGGGGTTACGTTCCGGCGCGGCTGGGAGAAATATAAGGGCGAGATAGCGCCGTTTGTACGGTCTATGTCGGGCTGGACGGCGGAGATGTTTGGGCGGCCGGCGGCTGCGGAGTTAGCCACGCCGATATCCTGATCGATGGATGTGCGTGCTATAGTTTTCGGCTAGGGTTTCAAGTTCTCGGAACTTGCGCTGATCGGCAGTTGACCAATCAGCGCTAGAGGCTGGAAGCTTGTGTTCCTTGAATACGGACGGCGTTTCTACCGAAAACCACATCCAACGGTTTGGTTCGCTGCGGTTTGGTTCAGCATGATACATTGGCATCTATCTCTCCTGTTGCCTTCAACTGTTCTAGCCGTTCGCACGCCAGCGCGACGTGCCTTGGGATGGGGCGAGGTATGCGCTTTTTCATAGCCGATCCTCGTCCTACATACCCCCGCTCATAAGCGGCATAGCCGTTTATGCTAAGCCCTAACTGCTCGGCGGCTGCCTTGGCGGTTAGGCCAAGGCGCTTGCGCCAGTCTATTAGTTGTTGGGGAGTCATCAACCGTTCCCGCCGCTGTCGGTCATCGTAAACAGTAGTTCCAACCTTCCCCGTGTAACGGGAAATCAGGTCGGTCTCTTCTACGTCTTCGTCGTCGAACTTGTAGACGTACAGGTTGCGGTCTGTCGGCTCGTCATCGCCAACGAGCATCTTGCCTTGCTTCTGCTCGTACTCCTCCTCGGCCCGCTGCTCAGGCGCGGCTAGATAGGCGCGGAACGCCGCCGCAGCTTGGTATTTCGAATGGGCTCTGACGGCTAAGTTCTGCCAGAAGTAGGCGTTGCCCGCTGTGACTGTGTAGAGGGTCATATGCTTACTCCTATCGTTGCGCCATGAGATGAGTTCGGCGGGGGTCATCAAAAAAACACTGGCCGCCGGAGCGGCAACACCGTACCTCGATCTATGCGCGCGACATAGGCGTAGCTTTCGCAATTAGCCCTTACGAGCGGCCGCAATAGCCAGCCGTTAGTCATAAGGCGAAAGTGCGGTACGCCGTCCTTAGCCTGTAGTCTCCAGCCTGTTTTCATCTGCTTGCTCCGTTTCAACACCCCCACAATAGCACTAATGCGATTCATGTCAAGCTAAAAGTTGCGCCTGGAGCCATAATTTGCCATCCCTCGAAATTACCACGATGGTCGGCTGTCCATTAAAATGCACCTTCTGCCCACAGGACGCGCTACGAACCACCTACGGTAAAGACCCAGACAAATATATGAGTCTGGATAATTTCAAGGTCATCCTATCCAAAGTTCCTACCTACGTCCGCATCGACTTTAGCGGCATGGCCGAACCGTGGAGCAACGACGACTGCACGGACATGCTCCAGCACGCCCTGGAAAGCGGTTATCGCGTTGCGGTCTATACGACCCTCTACGGAATCACGGTCCCTGACGCCGAGCGCATAATCGCGCTCTTAGACAAGCACGCGCATCAGGTCGAGGTTCTTTGCCTCCACCTCCCCGACAGTAAGGGGAATATGCGCGGCTGGCGGTACAAAGCTGAATACGGGAAAGTCCTCAAGAAGTTCCTGCAATTCGGAGAAACCGAGCGCGTCTATTTCCAAGCCATGACGATGGACAAGGGCGGAGAGGTCCACGACCGCTTGAAGGCGGCTGTCGGAGAACTAGCCGGGTGGGTCGGCCTAACGCGGGCCGGTAGCCTTGACACCGCACAAATTGGCGAGCAGCCCATCGAGGCTACGCCCCAATACGACACGCCTGTATCCTGCAGTTATACGCCATTCTACGACCAGAACGTAGTCCTCCCATCTGGCGACGTTGTGCTGTGCTGCATGGACTATTCCATGAAGCACGTAATCGGCAACCTGCTAACGGGCGACTACTGGAGCCTGTTCGACTCCCACGTCATGCGGTCGCTTCAAGCAGAGAACCGTAAATGCGGCAACGCTGGCACGAGTATCTGTAAATCATGCACCCGCGCCACGCGCTATTCGCTGGCGCCGGGAAATCACCAAACCTGGGTCGACGACAAGGCTACCATGACCGACAATCTCCGCACGATGGATGCGTGGCATCAAATCCATCAGCCGTTCGAACTAGATTGGTGGAAAGAGCACGTTCCTACGGGACACCTTGCTGATCCTGGGTTCACCATCCAGTGGAACGAAGTCAAGGAGTTCATTGAGCCGACTGGCGACATCCTAGATATCGGTTGCGGCCCGCGTCCACCCTTTGCCCCGTGCGCGGTTATCGAGCCGCTAGCCTTAGCCTATCAGGGAATCGTCCCTACGGAATATTGGGAAGGCGTGACGGTTTACTCCCAGCCAGCCGAGCAGCTCATTCCCAATCTGCGGGCCGATACCGTCATCTGCTGGAACGCCATTGACCACGCAATCGGCTGGCGCTCAATCCTAGACAACATGCTGGCATACGGGCGACCGGGAGCGCGGTTCGCCATTGCGACTGATTTTTACCCGCCGTTCGTCGGCCACCCCGGCTTTCCGCGGGAAGAATTCATGGCTGAAATACTCAAGAGATTCAACATCCACAAAGAGCGCGAGCCGTTCGGCCGCGCACTCGCCCTTCTGATGACCGCCAAGTAGGTCCGCCCAAACATTGGAGAATTTCAAAATGACCGCAAGCGTTATCCGAGCAATAGCCGCCGCATCTATCATCGGCGCTAGCAGCGCGTCTGCGCAAGTATCTTCAATCAATATCCCTAGCTTCACTCTTAGCGGGCCGCCTTCGACAGGTACGGTTTGTACACCCACAGCGGCTGCATCTGGTCTGGCCTCTGCCGCGCCTGCTGGAACCATCATATTCAACTGTGTCGTGTCTCCAGTCGGTTGGGTAACCACGCCGAGCGGTATAACAATTAATGACCCAGCACTTCGGGTGGTCAATATTTCGGTGCCAAGTACGGCTAGCGCGCCAACATTTAGCCTCGCGCTTGTTGCGGCTGGCGTCGCACAGACCTACCCGGCCGGAACTGGAGCAACAGCACCGTGAGGGCGCTAATCGCATTGGTGTGCGTGTTTGCGGCAAGTGCAGCGGCGCATGCTGCGCCTACCTCCATTCCCGCGTTTACGCTCAGCGCAGATCTAGCTCCTGCCAATACAGCCATCCCGGAGATCGTCGGGCTTGATTATCCAAACAATGGCACGTCCACCGTAGCCCAAGGAACGACGCTGACGCTCACGGCAGGGGCAGGGCAGTGGACGGGCTCAGTCATTACTCGGGCCTACAACTGGCACACGGTCAACGCGCCCACAGTCTCGCTTGGCTCCGGCTCGACGCTCACCGTAGATGTCTCGGCCACGCCGGCTGTCGTCGGGCAAGCGATTGAGCTGGACGAAACGGTTAATGGTTTGACCGGATCGACCACACAGACAAGCCATTGGTTCGGCCCGATTGAGCCGTCCGCGCCAGTTGCTCCTCCGGCGTTTGAGACGAGCAATTGGACTACTAATCCCGCCGCCGCAGTCCTCCCTGTTTCGCCCGCGCACTTCCTACAGCAGGGCCACGCGATCTACCCCGGCTGTGACATTCCGCCTGTCTCGCCAAACCTCGACCAGGCTCACGTCTGGTACTTTGACCCGATCAAAGGGACGACCAAGGACGCCGGCGCGACCGGACACGCCGGCTCTCCTTTCAAGGACGTTTCGGCGATCTTCAACGGCGGCACAGGCTACACCGGAGGCGCGCTCTTTGGTATTGGTAAGATCATTAAACCCGGCGATACGATCTACATCGAACCGGGAGATGCTACCCACCCCATCGGTGACATAACGGAAACTAATGGCATCTATAGCACAATCGACGGGACGGCGAACGGGACTGTAGCTTGGACGTGGATCATGGGCGATCCGGCAGCAGCAACGCGGCCGGTCCTTCATAGAGTCCTGCTCCAAAACGGCGCTGCTGGCTATCTATTCAAGAGCTTCAACGTCGAGCAGTATCGCGCCAACCCCCCGGTTTCCGCCAGCGGAAAAGATATCGTTTTTGAGGATATCCACGTCTCAGGATGGCTTGGCCATTCTGAAGACCCGTGGTTTTCTTCCAGTTATCCGAATAGCGGGGGGCTGTCAGACGGCACGGTCGTAACCGCATCGCCAGTGATCTCGGCCCGCGCCGCGCAAGACCCCCCGATCTTGACTGTGACTGCGCCCGCTAACTCAACTACCATCACAACGTCTTCCCCCGCCCCATTAGGCTATTACGTGTGGTCTCCTGGGTACTTTCATAATGGGTCGGTAACGATTGCTCCCTCCACAGGTATCCCAAGCGGGTCTAAGGTCATAGCCGTAAACGGCTTGGTCGCGACAATCGCGCCGTGCGATCCAGTCGCCGACGCGGCCACTGGTTGTCCGACTACGAACTACCCCGGCCTATCGTCAAACGTCCCCGGCTGCGATCCGGTATTCCTTGCAGTGAGAAGCTCCACCAAAACAGGCGGATGCCCTGTTGGAACGTCGCCCACGTGGAGCGGAACGACCCGCGCGCTGACCGGCGAGAAAGTCACCTTCACCGATCAAATGAAGATAACACCTGCCGGTGCTTGGAACAGTGTCGATTGGGACGGCGGCTCAGTATCTGGGATATCTTTCCACGGCGCGTTAGACACTGCCCACAGCTTTGACCCGACGCACCCAAATCTTCTTGTCGGGGCAACATGCATGTCCGTGAAGGATAGTATCATCCGCGATGTATATGACGGCCTCGGCATGGGCAACACAACCAACACCGTCCTATATAACAACAAAATAAAATGGGCGTCGGGCGACGGAATCGATGAATACTCAACTCATCGAAATTGGGTCGTTCACAACTACTATTCTGACCCAACTGAGATATGGGCGCACCAAGACGGTATACAATACGGAGACACTAACGGGCGTGGAGAATCAGCCGCGACAACCGATACCTTCTTCAACAACGCGGCAATCGAGAATGAGTTCTATCAATTCTCCGATCTGACTAACTACTTCCCCCGTACCATGCAAGGTATCAACACCACGGAACATAACCATTGGGGGGATTATGTTGCTGACAATATCGTTGTCGCGTCAACAAACGGCCTAGGAATTAGCGGCCAATACAATGTTGTAGTTCATAACGACATACTCGGCAAAGATGTCGAGGTTGGAAACCAGCCGAAAGGCGGCGGCAAAGGCCCACTCCACGCTCTGCTAGCCAACAACATCGGCGACGGTGTTTCGCGCGACGCGAGAGCAGAAATCCCGAACCTATGCGATCCTGTTGCCGGCGACTTAAGCACGGTCGAGACTAATCTAAGCATCCCCTTCCTGCCGCCAGGAGTCGGCTCGAACTCTCAGGTTTACTGCCCGATTGGCGGTGGGGCCAGTTCTTTTGGTGCGACTCTGGGGAAATACATCGGCCTAAGCACATGGACGCAGACGGACTTCCGGTCAGGCATGCCAGGGGTTTCCTCCCTATTCGTCGCCTATAACCCGCTGCTCCAGCCCGCGACTAACTCGTCTCCCGGTGGCGGTCAGGGCTACACCGTGCCGCTCGCCAACCCCTGCAATGAGAACTCGTTCCCCGATCTGGGCGCTTGTTCAGTAGGGGCAAGCGGCGTCATCAACTTGCGGCCCAACCCGACCTTCGCCGGGACTTCGGTTCCTATCGTCGCAACCGTCAAGACAGCCTTCAACCTTCCGACAGGACAACCCGACGGGACGTATGGGGTCGTTACCTCAGATCTTCCCACAGGCCAGGGTCATCATCCCGCGGGTGTGTGGAAGTCTTGCACTGCTGGATGTGCGGGCGCCGTGCCAGACACGCCAAACTGGATATTCGTCACAGCCACTTTCACCCCAGGCATCATAGGGGCGGGGACCAATTTGGGACCGCAACAGCCAATCGCTGACCACGCCGGCAAGGCATGGGCTAATCCGCCTTCCATCGGGGCTTATGAGGCCAATTAATTATAAACAAAGTGTTGCATACCACGCCACTTATGGTTTATAGGTCCATAACCTGAAGGAGTGTCGTGCGATGACAAAGATCCTCTTCGTTCTTAAGCGGCGAGAGAGCCAGATAGGCGACCTTCCGATATCTACAGGTCTGTACAACTCGGCAAACTTCGTCAATGAGATGCTGGTTAAGAACGGCATCAACTCAAAGATGGTCGTGGTCATTGACAACAACAGCATCGACCGCGAAGTAACTAAGTTCCGGCCGGATATCGTCATCATCGAGGCCGTATGGGTAGTTCCAGAAAAATTCCACATCCTACAAAAGCTACACCCAAAGGTTAAATGGGTAATTAGAATCCATTCCGACATGCCTTTCATGTCCTGCGAAGGCATGGCGATGGATTGGATTCTTGACTACGTCAGCTTTGCCAACGTTAAGGTATCGCCAAATTCGCCCAAGATGCTATACGACATCGAGACGATCTGCGTAGGCAAGCACGGCGTCCTTAACAAAGACATCACCTATCTTCCAAACTACTATCCGACGTCTATGACGGCCCCCAAGCCGATCGATTACGACAAGCCGTGGGTAGATGTAAGCTGCTTCGGCGCCATCAGGCCGCTCAAGAACCAACTGATTCAAGCCGTTGCCGCAGTAGATTTCGTCCAGAAGGTCGGCAAGAAGCGACTTAAGTTCCACATGAACACCGGCCGGGTTGAGGCCAACGGCATGCCCGTTGATCAGAATCTGCGCGGCTTGTTCGGGCAGCTAGACCCAAGCCGCTACGAATTGATCCTTCATACGTGGACCAGTCACGAAGATTTCATGTCTCTATCTTCGGATATGGACATTGCGATGCAGATCAGCTTCTCCGAAACCTTCAACATAGTTGGCGCCGATCAGGTCGTTCAGGGAATTCCTTTCTTGGGATGCGATGAGATCCCTTGGTTTACCCAAGGGCCGGTGTCCATGAACGATGCGAAAGACATCCGAGACCATCTGCTTAACATTTACGAACAGCCAATCCGAAACGCCAAGATCAATCAATATGACCTGACAAAATACGTCGAGGCAAGCGAGAGGGCTTGGCTGTCGTTTGTCGAAATGGAGATACGCGCGTGATCAATCCTTCGCCGCTTACAGAGTTCGCCATCGTCGAATCAATATGGGTCGAGGGCCGCCGCAGGGTCACGCTGCAAAAGCGGCGATACAATTTTTCCGGGACTCTGGCCCTGGCCAAGGCATCGTTAGCTGGCAAGTTATTTTTCTCAGCCAAAATATACGAGAAAGAGTTCGGATTTGAAGAGCTAGTCGCCACCTTGCGCGGCACCCAGACAAAACAACATCCCATTTCGTGAGGGTCAGGGTATGACAGATCCGGTAAATCTCATCGATCGACAGACGCAGCTAGCAAATTACCTTGTCCAAGGATTTCCGAACCTCGCAATTCCTGGGATTGCCGCGAGATCAGCTCAAGCCTCAGTTGGCAATGCGACTCGAGAGAACCAAGACAAAAGTGTGACGGTTGGTGCCCTAGATCACGGTTCCAACGGTCTCTTCCAATGGCGTGATAGCGGTACGGGGCAAGCGGCGCGCTTGTCGAACATGCAGGCGTTTGGTGTAAAGTGGTTTGGCGCTTGGCAGTCGATTGAGGCACAAGCAGCGTTTTACCTCTACGAACTTAAAGGCTGGTATAAAAGCCTCTGGAACGATTTGGTAGCGGGCACGAAGAGCCTCGAAACCTTAACCGCCAACATTTGTGACCAGTATGAACACCCTTCAGCAGCTGGTCGTGTACTCGACATTCGTATTGGTTTCGCACAGGAATTTGCAAAAGTTTGGACGCCTCCGTCTACTGTACTATCGCCGGCCGTTCCGGCCTCAGTTCCCCTTCCGCCCGTCGCTGCAGCCCCCGCGCCAACTACAGCGCCAACCCCCACGCCCACACCCGCACCCCTTGGAGTAACACTTATGGACCCAGCATTGATTGCGGCGCTTGCGCCGATCGTTGAATCCCTCGCGGCCGGCCTATTCCGGGCGCTTATCACGCAACTTTCCGCCCAGACTTCGGGTGCTACCCCCGCAGCCGGAGCGACCCTTACTCCTGCACCGTCGCTCGATCTCGGCTCGCTAGTGACGACGCTCGTGCCGTTGCTCACGTCGCAACTGAGCACATCTCTCCCCGGATTGATCGCCGCGGAAGTGGCGAAGCTTGTCCCCCCGGCTCCGGCGGTAAAGCCATGAACCATCAAATCCTGAACCAGGAACAGTGGACGTCCATCGTTAGAGGTACGGTTCAAGTAGCGCTCGCTCCCGGATCTTATTTTGTCCTGAAAGGAATCCTTCCTGCCGATCTGGCACAGCAACTTATTGTTCCCCTGACTGCTGCCATAACCCTGGGCGGCGGCGCTCTGCTAACCAGATGGGGCGTGATGACGCATTCACCCGCCGGTGTGGCCGCCGCCGTGGGCAGCAATCCAGCCGTTGCCTCGGCCGTTGTCGACGTTGTGAATAGCCCCAGCGTTCCCTTCGTCAAGGTTGTCGCCATAACATCGGCGAGTCCAGCCGTTGGCCTTACCAAAACCGGCGCTATCGAGGATATCCCCCGCTAACCAACTAAAAACCAGACGGCCGTCGCCCAGCTAGCAGGGCATGGGCGACGGCCTGACCGTGCGCACGGCTGGCCGTGCGTTATCATGTTTGTCACTGCCAGCGCTAGCAGGATTGTCAATATTATGAATATGCCGGTTTTAAGTGAAAGAGCAGGATCAAACTTGTGGAATGGGACGATGGGGGCGGTCGTCGGGGCGGCGCTGGTATTTCTTTCTCAGACTTATTTTACTCAAGGCCACAATAGCCAGGAGTATGACAAATCCGTGGAGGAAAGGTTACACGCAGACGATATCGCCATTGATGCGTTGAAGATCACGGTGACGGCGTTAGGCGTGGAGGTTAAGGGGACAGAATCCTCAATAGCTGCGATTCTGGCGTCGCAAAATGCGAATGCGGCGACTCTGCAAATATTAAAGGACTCCGACGAGGCAAGAAAGGAGCAGATGAATGAGATTAAGCAGCAGCTTAGCGCGGTCATCGATTATTTTCGCCCTACTCGCGCCGCTCCCCACTAGCGCTTTTGCAGACGATGACTGCAACAGGTGGGTTGTAACTCGTCCTAACGACTACACTACGATGATCCAGTGCGACCCGCATCCCGTGATCGCCCCGCGCCACGCGCCGAGTCGAGTCGCCGCAGCGCGCCCCGCGCCCCACGTCGCGCATCCGCACGCCATCCACCACGGCGGGATCGATTCACTCATCTCGATTTTCCGCCCTCACCGCACCCGTTAATCTCCACCCCCACATATATGTTAGTTGCATAGAGAGCAAATTTACAAAACAAGTGTTGCATACCACGCAAAATAATGTTTGCTAGGCGGCGGGCTTCGGCTCGCCGCCCCTTTTTGATTCGGAGGTCTCAACAAATGAAGCGCGCATGCCTTATGTACGGAATCGTACAATCGTTCCTTATGGGTTTCATAGCGTTGCCGGTTTCGGCGGCGGAAGCGCCGACTGCCAAGTGCGAGCCCATCTCCAAGATGGAGGCTGACGCGAAGGGCGCGAAGTTCACCAAGCTGAATGCCGGTCAGTACCACCTTATGATGGGCGTCTATATCGGGTCGGCCATCACCCCGGAAGGCTTGCCCCCCGGCGACGGCGCGATGTTGGTTCAGGCAAAGTCAGCTAGCCTTCTATTCTGGACTAAGGGCGACAAGGAAGCCTGCATCGTTCCTCTAAAGCTAGAGGGGTCGGATCATCAGCCTCACCTGATGTATTCGCCCATGATTTTGCCGCCCGCAATCGTGATGGTCCTCAAGGACATCGTCGGCGGCAAAGACGAAATCGCCACGCCTGCCAACGACCCAAAAGATGAGTTGAAGCTGTGAACGGCCGCCTCACCTTCTTATCCCACTTCGTTATCTGCCTAGCCTGCGCCGGCCTCGCATTCTTTGCGTGGACGCGCGGCGTTCCTCAATCGGTCTACGCTAACGACGCAAGCATGATGACCAGCGTGATTGCGGTGCTGTTCGTCGGGACCGCTGTGTATCTGGGACGGCAGGCGTGGTTGGTGGATAACTACGCCGCCAATCACAACTTCATGACGAAGCCGCCGTCGACGGACTTCGGCCACAACGCCGAGCGATGGGCGGTCATGCTGGGGTTCGTCGGCACCGCTATCGGCCTTTCCCTTCAGGCAAAATCTCTGGCCGGTGGCTCAACCAGCTTCACGGCGCTGGCGACCTCCCTCTTCACCACGGCGAGCGGCGGCACGGCGGCGATTCTTATCGGCGTGATGACCTATTCGCTTGAGCAAGGCATTCGGAGGGCGCGGAAGTGAGCCCGTGGGATAGCGACCCTGACTGGGCGCAGCGCCAAGGCGTTAAGCAAGCCGTGGGGCTTGTGATCTTCTGGATTACGCTAGTGGCGCTTGGTGTTTTCCTGGGCTGGGCTTTCCATCTATGACCCGCGACCGCTCCACCATCTGGATCGGCATCTCAGACCTTCTCTTGTGCGTGGTCTGCGTCGTCATCGTCGCCGTTAATCCACCTAAGCCGGTTCATGCCGGAGTTGATGAAAAAGCCGAGTATCTACTGACTGTCGAGTGGAGCACTGAGCCCGATGCCGACGTTGACATATGGCTCCAAACCCCTCGCAAGATGCCGGTTTTTTTCAACTCTCGGCAGGTCGGATGCGCAACCCTAGACCAAGACAATAAGGGGTGGGGAGACAGCATTATCCATCTACCAGATGGGTCCACGACGAAGGTGCGCGCCGTCAAGGAAACAATAGCTCTCCGCTGCATTGAGCCTGGGCATTACGACTTAGCCGTAAATCTCTTCGGATTTTCCAATCATGAAGGTGCCCCCGGCCTCCCTCTGCCCGCGCACGTAGAGATTACAGGACTAAATCCTGAAGTGAAGACGCTGTTCTCTAAAGACATATCGCTCACATATCAAAAACAAACGATCAATGTAGCGTCTTTTGATCTTTCCCCTAATGGTGATATGACTTTCGTAGACCCTCCACTCAAGCCGGTATCCACAAAATGATATCTCAGTTCTCCCTTACAATCGGTGCTATGCTGCTGATTATGGGTGTGGTTGTTGCGTGGCTGTTCCGAACCTCGTCGGCTCCAACCCTGACTAAGGTATCGGCGTCGGCGTTGCTCGCGCTATTGGCTATCTATAGCCCCTTTGCAGCCAATTCTATCGCTGGGCTTCCCGTCATGACATCCCTGAATGGGCTGCCAACCTGCTTTGAACTGGTGGGGATGTTGGCCAGAGACGACGACGGCAAAGCCGATCTATGGGCCATCTATAAGGGCGGCGTACCAAGGTCTTACGAAATAGAACTCACCAAAGGACTAAAGGATAGCCTGCACGACATAGCCGACTCTCTAGCCCAAAACGGGACTGTGCATGTGTGCCGAAATGGAGGGGACGCGGCGTCGTCTGGCAATCCATATGGGGGCCACAACGCATCGTCTGCCGAAGGTGGAATATTCATCGACCCATCGTTCATGCTGAACGCCAACAAAGTCGACCAATGATCTCGTTTTTCCTCACAGCTAAGGACGACAAATGACGGCCGAACAAGAAACCAACTGGACGGCCTTTGTCGACGAGTGCGGCGGCCTGCAAGAGGCTGCCGACAAGGCCAACGTCTCCTACGACTGTATGCGCTTGCGGCGCAGCAAGCAGCGGCGTCGCGCCGAGCGCGGGGCGCTTGGGTACCGGCTGGGGCTGCCGGGGATGGCCACCCGCCAGATATCCGCGAAGGACGGAGACGTCTGGGTAAAGCAAACCAAAGCGGCCGGCGAAGTCTACGAGCTTCCTACCGGGCAGCGCATCAAGGGCGTCTCGGCGCTCGTTGATGCGGAAGGACGAGAAGTCGCCAAGTGGATCAAGTCAGACCGCGATGCCAGCGTCGCCGCGTTCTCAATCGACAGCATCAAAGAGGCGCTGTCCTCGATAACGCCAAGGCTGCCGATCGTGCGGCCTACGGTGTCGCAATCGGCGCTGCTGACCGACTACATCCTCGGTGACCACCATCTCGGCTTGCTGGCATGGAAGCCAGAGACCGGCACATCTTATGATCTGAAGATCGGCGAGAAGCTGCTGGTCGACAAGATGGATGAGCTAGTCGGGCGCACGCAGGCTTCCGAAACTGCTATCTTTACGAACCTCGGCGACTTCTTTCATTCCAACAGCTCCAAGAACGAAACCGCCAAGGGAACACTGGTTGACGTTGACGGCCGATACGGCAAGGTTTTGCAAGTTGGCCTAAAACTGGCAGTTTCCTGCATCGAGCGGCTACTTGCTAAGCACGAAAAAGTAATCGTCTGCTGGCTTCGCGGCAATCACGACCCTGAAATCGCAATGGCTGCGGCGCTCGCGCTGTGGGCTTGGTTTCGCAACGAGCCGCGGGTCGAACTCAACTTCAACCCTAGCAAGTTCTTCGTCCACCAGTTCGGCAAGACAATGCTGTTCAAGACGCACGGAGACGAGCTTAAGCCAGAGCGCGCCGCGCTGTTTGCCGCAACCGAATGGCCGAAGATGTGGGGCGACACGATTTGGCGTTACGCTGACTTCGGCCACGTCCACCACTATGCGAAGGGCGGCACTGCGGGGAGCATGATCTGGAGATCATACGAGACGATAGCCGCCAAGGACGCCTGGCACGCTGGCAAGGGCTATCAGTCCGGCCGCAGCATGACGGCGAACGTCTATCACAACGCTAGCGGCTGGTACGGGCAGACAATTGTGAGTGTGGCTTGATGAGTGGATGGGGTGGAGAGATGGGAAATAAAACCGAAGGCCGCCGAGTCCTTGCCGACGGTACAGAGCAGGTCTGGCGGGACGATTCTTCATGTTGGGTCACTGTCCCCAACAGTCCCCTACCTGGCGACCGCAAGTGGGTCGACGGCGGCGAGTACAAATGGGACGGGTCTGAATGGTACGCGACCGGCGTTCACACGCCAGGCATCACCAACACGCCTCGCGCGGGCGAGAGGGAAGGTTCGCGGGACCGAAAGCCTGAAGATGCGTTTGACCCCCCCGTTGTCGACGCTATGGCGGAACTGATAGCCGCCGCCGGTTGCCCGACCCGCCTCTTGACTGACAGCGAATCGCGCAAGAAGCTTCCAATGCACTCCGGCCTGCTACGTTATTTTCCTGACGCATTGGCGGAAGTCGCCGCTCTGTCACACGCCGGCAACGAGAAGCACAACAAGGGCGAGCCGCTGCACTGGGCGCGCGGCAAGTCCACCGACCAGCTTGACTGCCTCATGCGCCATCTTGCGGAAGCCGGCACTGTCGACGATGACGGTTTTTTTCACGACGTCAAGGTCGCCTGGCGCGCGCTGGCAAACCTTCAGGTTCTGCTCGAGCGCGTGCGCGGGCTGCCGATCTCTCCGGGGAGCAAGCCGTGACCCAGCGCGCCACCCACCGCCAAGCCGACCTTGCACGCGCCCTACGCGCGGCGGCCAAAGCACCAGGCGTCTGGCAAGTCGAGCTTTTGCCGAGCGGCGCGATTTGCATTGTGCAGTCGGCGGGGCCGGCGCCGAAACAAAAACGCTTGCCTCCACCTGTTGCGCACGCATAATGGGTGCATGCCCAGACCAAGACTCCCCTACCTACGCCGAGAGGAATCCCGTGGTAAAACGTTTTGGTACTATCGGAGGGGAACTGGGCGGCGTGTTCGTCTGCGCGGGGACTACGGAAGCGCAGAGTTCTTACGAGAATACCGACTTGCAGACTCGGGAACAAATGCTGCTCGACCTAGAAGGGGTGAAGGCTCGTTCGAGTGGCTTTGGAATCTCTACCGCGCAAGCCCGGCTTGGTCTAGGCTATCCATTGCAACTAAACGTCAGCGAGACAACCTCATGCGCGTCGCCCTCGAGCGCGCCGGAAACCAGCCCCTCGAAGTCTGGACCCGTAAATTCATCATCGCAAGCCTTGATGCACGATCTGGCACACCCGCTCAAGCCAGAAACTTCCTCGGAACGCTTCGCGCCATTTTTCAATGGGCTTTGTCCAGAGAACACATAGACGTCGACCCTACTGTCGGAATCAAAGTCTCCAGATTGCGTGGCGATGGTTTCCATACATGGACTACCGAAGAACTTTCGAGGTTCGAGTCGCACTGGCACGTCGGTACGCGAGAACGGCTGGCGTTTGACCTAATGCTATGGACCGGCCTACGACGCGGCGACGCTGCCCGCGTAGGGCCGAAGAACGTCATGGACGGCTCAATCATCTTAGACACCGCCAAGACCGGCCAGCGGGTCTCTATTCGCATCCTGCCGCCCCTTGCGCGGTCGATCGCAGCGACACCAGGCGGTGAGTCGTTCGTCGTGAACGACTACGGCCGCCCGTTCGTCAAGGAGTCGTTCGGCAATTGGTTTAAGGAAGCGTGCGTCGCCGCAGGCGTTCCCGGCAGCGCGCACGGGCTGCGCAAAGCACTTGCGGTCAAGCTCGCCGAGAGCGGAGCGACTGACCGGGAGATTGGAGCAATCCTTGGCAATGACATGGCCAAGCTGTATGCGCGCAAGGCGAGCGTGCCAAAACTTTCCGACGCCGCGCTGGCCAGGCTTATTGCCGATCGGTCGAAAACAAATGCCTAAGTCTTTGATTTATATGGCCGGTTCGAGTCCCTCCGCCCGCACCAGCAAGCAATAAAATCAACCTCTTACACGACCTAGCTCGCCGGAAAGACCCATTGAAATGCTTAAAGTTCCAAACACGGCGACCTAGCAAAATAAAAGCCCGCCGAAGCGGGCCAGGGTAGAAATAGGCGTCCTAAGAATTAAGCAAAAACTAAATCGAACCCACAAGAATCTCGGCCATGCGCTTACAATTGGCCAATCCTCGAGCGCATTCGTCCCACGCACCACCCATGTTCTTACTCATCATCGCCGCAGCCAGCGCGGCGTGCTCTGCGATCGACGCGCAACGCACACGGCTAAGATGCAGATCACCAAAGATTATGTCGCTGGTCCTTCCGTTGCTATAGACAACCTCCGGCCGGAAAAAGCCGTTTTGCATGTTCGTAACTCGCGGTATTATAATCAGGCCGCCCCTTTCGATCGTTTGCACGGTGTTTACGTTCGCCTCCTTGCCGTCAAGAAACTTTCTGTACGGTTTCGTACATTGACCTTAGTTCACAAAGATTTGCAAAGGGTTTTTGTTGACACATTGGGGGGGGGCATACCAAACGAAAATAACATATTTGTGGAGGCCGCTAATCCCCCCAACTGGCAACGGCCCGCTCAACGACATCGCGAATAACAGCGCTGGGTGTTTTACCTGTTATCTTCGCTCTGGCCCGGACCGCCTCTAACGTGGAAACCTCCGCTCGGAAAAAACACTTGACCTTATTATCCTGTCTCTTTCCTGTCCTTATTCCAGCCTTAGCCCGTCGGAGATACCAAGTGCGTCGACATATTCCTTCGGCCACCCAAGGTTGCGTGGCCTCGTGCGTTTCTCTCACCTTTAGCTCCGCGCCCAACGGTAACTGCCTCTCTGTACGAGGCTACGGGTGCGTTCATTAGCGACGCTCATCGCCTCTTCGTACGAGGCTACGGGTGCGCCGATGATGATGTCGCCCAGCGCGCCGTCATCTATAACCACCTCTGGCCTAAATGTGCCGTTGCGCATATCGGTTACGCGCGGAATAAATCTAACATTAACCTTATCCATATTGACGTCTCCTTCTCGGCAGTCCGATATTGGGCTGACGGATCACTAATAACCGCTCTGCACATTAATGTCAAGCAAAAAAATGCACGACATAGCGCATACCGTCACTTCTTGCCCTTCGCCAGTACCGCCTCGACGACCATTTTAATCGTCTCGGTATCCTCTGGTGCGACTTTCTGAACCAGATTCATCAGGTCAGCGGTCGCGCGCGGAACTCTCGCCACGCGCGCTCTCTTTTCCTGCTGCGTAAAATGAGTCGCCCACGGCGCGTTGACGTCAATTGGCCGTTTGGGGTCGGTGTAGAGGAGGTCAATGATGGACACCCCGTACACCCGCTCTAATTGCTGCAAATGAATTTGATCGTATGGACTATGCCCATTCTCGACCCGAGCCAGAGCGCTCTTATCTAAGTCGATCAATTTGCCTACCTGCTCGAGCGTCATCTTTTTATAATTTCGCCATTCGCGCAAGTAGGTCGGATGGAGGACCACGCCTTCCGGGCGTTTTCGTCTAGCCATCGTGTCGTACCCCTATATTTCCCGCTTAAAAAGACGCCATCTCCTTAACACCGCAACCCCGTGGTTGCGTAACAATTTTTTGAAGTTGGCATATTTTTGGTTGACATGCAAGCGCATACTACGCTACAAATGGAATCGGGTGCAAAAACGGGGCGTCACACGCAATGGGTAAACAGCGACCAGCCCCTGATACGACGGTTGTTCTTGAAGCAAGGCGGACGGGGTTGTCGGTCGTTCGCATAGCAGCGCACCTGGATTGTTCCGAGACTAGCGTGCGTAAGATTCTGGAACGCGAAGGTATGGTCAAGAAAAAAACAGCGGCTCGGTATGGACGGCCAGAGCCTACACTAACTGAAATGGCGCTTTGGTGTCTGCTGCACTTACAGGATTTGCATAGAGAGCACGGCGATACGGAAGGAGCAAGAGCATGAGCAAGTTTAAGGTTGGCGATAGGGTGAGGGTGAAGGCATGGGTGTCGACGCATCACCCACAGACTGATTTAGGGACGATTGTCATTAATGGCGACGCAGGCATAGCCGTTGAGTTCCCCGACTGGACCGGAGGCCACGATGCCGACTTGGGAGACCTCGAGGAAAATCGTTGGTGGGTGAGGGAGGACAACATAGAACTCGCCTCTCCCACCGCAGCCTCCTCCCCCGCCGCCAGGTTCCAGGTCGTCTACATCGAGGACGAAGACGAGACTTTCGACACGCAAGAGGAAGCCGAAGCGCACGCTTACGAACTCGCGCGCGACGATCCTGGGGCTCAGTTCGCGGTCTTCAAGCGCCTCGCAATAGCAAGGCCGGAAGTTAAAATCGAGAGGTTTGCGTGATGGCAAAGAACGATAACGACAAGGGACAGTTTTTTGTCTGCACGGATGATCCATCGGGCGACGTCTTATCCTTACAGGCAGCGATCGACGAAGCCAAGGTCGAGGCCATAGAGAACGGAGAGAATATGGCTATCTACCGGCTCGTCGCCCGCGTCAGCCTAGGAGAGCCTCCGGTAATAGTGGAGAACGTCTGATGGCAAAATCTCTCGCATCGCTGCGCCGCGTCAAGGCAGTAAACCCGCCTAGGTTCATTGCCTACGGCGTACACGGCATCGGCAAGACGAGCTTTGCCGCCGAGTGGCCAGACCCGGTTTTCATTCAGTGCGAACAGGGAACTCCGGGCGGCATCGAGATCGACAGCTTTGGAGAAATTGAGACATTCGATGACGTTCTCGGCGCAATGGAATCGCTGCTGACCGAACGGCACGAATACAAAACCGTCGTCATTGATTCTCTCGACGCTATGGAGCCGATGGTTTGGAGCTACGTCTGCAAGCAGCAGACGCCAGAATGGGCGAACATCGAAACCCCTGGTTGGGGTAAGGGCTTTAAGATCGCGGATTCGGCATGGCTAGAATTCATTGCTCGCATGAACGCGATGGCCGCATACGGCATGGCCGTAGTTATGATCGCGCATAGCGAAGTTAAACGCTTCGACTCGCCGACGTCCGACCCATACTCGAGATATCTAATCAAGCTGCACGAGCGCGCCGGAGCCCTCGTGCAAGAGCACGCCGATATTGTCGGGTTCTTCAACTATCGAATCAGCATCAAGGAGAAGGAAGTAGGCTTCAACAAGAAAGTTTCGCACGGAGTAGGCGGCGGATCGCGTCTAATTCATCTCGAGGAGCGTGCCGGTTTTTTGGCTAAGAACCGCTACCAGATGCCTGAATCGGTCGAATACCGCGCCGGTAAAGGCTACGAGGCCATCGCCAAATACTTCCCGCAGCCGACGGGCATCAGTACACAAGTTCAACAAGCAGCAGAGTAGGAGCAACGACTATGGGTTTTCAACTACAAGACTTGAGCACCATCGAGCCGTCTACAGGCGGTGGTGGAGGAGAACTACTACCGATCGACGACTACCGGCTGCAGGCCGACGAAATCAGCGACGAAAACGTCACCAAGGACGGCACCGGAAAGTATGTCACCGCCAAGTTCACCGTGATCGAGGGCGAACTTGAGGGCTCCTCGTTCTACGTCAACTTCAACATCGAGAACAAGAACCCGAAGGCCGTCGAGATTGCGTGGCGTGATCTTTCGGCATGGGGTCACGCGGTCGGAGTGCTCACAGGCGACTCTGATGCGTTGCTTTATAAGCCATTTCTTGCACGGGTGGGCATCGAGAAAAGCAAAGACCCGCAGTATAAGGACAAGAACAAGATCCTGAAATACTACCGGCAGAACGAGACGCCGGCTCCTCCTCCTGCGCCCGCTGCCGCTAGGCCGGTACCCGCCGCGGTCGTACGTCCAGCCGCTGTTGCGGCTACTGGCGCCCGCCCGTGGGCCAAGCGCGCGTAACGTTAATGGGGCGGCCTAGCGCCGCCCCAAACCTCTAAAGGATGACTAAGATGGGCAGGATAGTCTCTATAGTGGTTGATTTGGGCGGAGCCGTGGGTTTTTTCTGCCTGTCCTATCAATTATTTCATCCTCCGATAGAAACTTTTGGCATGTGGTGCATAGCTATAATATTGGTAAGCACTGCTCTGGGATGTATTGTACACGCCATCGAGAAGGCGGTTGGATAATGGGATTCGACCTCACGCCGCCCAACACCGTGCGCGCGCTGATCTTCAAGGCCTATGAAGCCGCGCGCTCCAGCTACGAGCCTGTCGGAATAAATGTTGGTGATTTGGGACACGAGTGCGATAGATTTTTGTGGATGAACTTCCGCCGCGTCTCGCCGCCCGAAGTCATAGAAGGCCGCAAGCTCCGCATCTTCGACACGGGCGATATCGAGGAAAAGCGCATCCTCGACGACCTGCGCTCAATAGGCTGCTATATCAGCGAAGAGCAGGAGCGCGTTAAGTTTGTCGGCGGCCATGTCCGGGGCAAGATTGACGCCGAAGCGAGGGGCGTTCCGGAGGCGCCGAAGACGGTCCACCTTGTCGAGTGTAAGTCATCGAACGACAAGGGATTCAAGGAGCTTTTGACGAAGGGCTTGCAGAAAGGCAAGCCGATGCATTACGCGCAATGCCAGATGTACATGCACGGGCGCGGCCTGACACGATGCTTGTACATATGCGTAAACAAGAACGATGATGATATCTTTGAGCGGCGCGTTGAGTATGATGCCACTTTTTGCTTACAACTCCTGGCAAAGGCCGAGCGCATCATCAAGGCGGACGATCCGCCAAGTAAGATAAGCGAAAACCCCCGCGTGCCTCCATGTATCTGGTGCAAGCACAAGGCGGTGTGCCACGAGGGCGAGTTAGCGCGGCGTAATTGTCGGACGTGTCTGCACAGTACGCCGATCACAACGAGCGAGAACGCCTGCTGGGATTGTAGCCGGTGGAATCGGCCGCTGACTCTGGATGAGCAGGCTGCCGGTTGTCCCAGTCATCTTTACATCCCGTCTCTGGTTCCTGGCAAGCAGGTTGATTCAGATCCAGAGGCCGAGACCGTCACATACCGTCTGGCGAACGGCGAAACGTGGGTGAATGGCAATGCCTGAGATCATTGACTGCAAGACAGCCCGCGCAATGGGACTGAAGAGGTATTTCACTGGCAATCCGTGTTGCCATGGCCATGTGGCTGAGCGCTCTGTAAATGGCGGGTGCCTCGCATGCTCAAAAGAGGCGATGCGCCTCCGGCGAGCAGACGATCCGGAGAAGGAGAGGGAGCGGAGCCGGGAATGCGCGCGCCGCAATTACGCAAACAACCAGGAGAAGTTACGGGAACGGGCTCGACGCTACTATGCAGATAATCGGGAGAAGAGGATGGAGTACGACCGCCTCTACCGCGCGGCCAATCAGGATAAGCGGCGGGAAAAAGACCGCCTCTACCGCGAGGGCAATCGAGATAAGTATCGGGAAAGAAAGCGCTGCTATCGCGAGGCTAATCGGGAAAAAATTCAGGAATATAGTAGGGCCAGAGACCTAAAGCTTATCATTGCGCTAAAGGCCCTTAAAGAACTTGGCATAACTATACCGGAGATGAGCAATGTTACACGCTAACACTGACACTTCTAGGCGCGGCGCTACCTTCCTCGCGAAGAACTCGCCCATGACCACGCGCGCTCTTTTGGTCGACCTTGTGCAGAGTAACCCGCGCGCTAGCAAGGAAGATCTATTCGATAGGTTCCGTGAGCTAATCGAAGGAGACGAGGATCACCGCAGCGCGATTGATTGGTACTTCTTCGTCAATATGCTCACCTACGCGCAGAGCCAAGGTCAAAGGGCCGTAACCGTAGAGCGTCGGGCCGAACGGCAGGAGATGGTCAGGGCAGCCACTGCGCAGGTCGTGAATCAGTTCCTGTCCCACCCCATGCTGAACGGAAAAGAAATGCGCCACTGCACCGGCCTGGAAATGGCGAAATTCGGCAAAGGCTACGCTAAAATAGCCAAGCGAGCTGGAGCGAAGACTGTCGGCGAGGTCATGAACGAGAGCGAGGTTCGTGAGCTTATGGCCGTCGCGTGAGAAAGCGTACCAAATGGACTCCTGAGTTGGTAGCGCTGGCCTTGGAGATGTTCAGGGCCGGCGAGCATCGGTCAAACATCGCTAGAGCCATTGGCTGCTCGGAATACGCCGTTAGAGACAGGCTGCTTCTTGAGGGAATGACCGAAGACAAGCGCTCCCCCGGCAAGCCTGTCGTCTTTACTGTCGATGACGAGGCGTGGCGCAGCCTACACGCATCGGCGTCAGCCAGGGGCAAAAGCGTGGGGGCGATGATGGCGGACGTGGCAACGGCTCTGGCCGACTCAGTGCTGCTAGAAAATGTTCTCGACGACGGGGTTTCTATTTGACGGTTGTTGCGTAGTATGCCATAAGTTTGCGTGCTAATCGACAATGGAGGCACCGCTGGATTATCGACACAAAATAATCGACGGCATGGCGACTGGAGAGACTAGATATCCATTTCCAAAGCCGCCAGGATCGTTCACCGGACCTATAGTAGACCTAGAGATGTCTAAGCTACGCAGTGGTCTGTCTATGGCGCACGGATTCGACATATCCACCATTACTACGACGTTCTGCGACGCACTGTTGGGAACGGCAATTGAAGCGTTCCACGAAGATATGTTGCCGTTGCCATTTGATATAGTTCTTTTTAATTTTGGCGGCATCGTCAAGGACAAAAGCATAGCAGTATGTGATTTGGTTGTTAAGAGTTATCATGGGTTTACCATTCAGCAGATCATTAGAGTGGATAACGCATGGTTGATTATGCCTTGGGCTACTTGTATATATACTGGGAAAAATCTTGATAAGGGAGGAGTTGTAATTAACAAACTAGAGTTCGCATCTGAACACAAGTTGGTTGATGCTAACTTAGGTCAGGCAACCCATTCTGCCCAAAGAGTTCTGCAATCGTTAGTGTGCTTGGAAACAAAGCATGTCAGAATAACGGACGAAGCCGCTCCGGAAAACCTCAACAAAGCAAGAGAAAAACGCGGAGCCTGTCCTATTTCTGGTCATAAAATAGTTACCATAGATACAAGTTCTGCTGTCGTTGAGATGTCTGATCGCAGTGGCACGCACGCATCCCCAAGACTTCATTGGCGCCGTGGCCACGTCAGGAGATTGCCTGATGGCAATAAGACTAAGGTAAAGCCGTGTCTTGTTGGAGATCCGGCGGCTGCTCGTGTAAGCCAAGAATGGCGCGCCCGTGCACACGCTTAGACCATATCAGCGAGCCGCCGTCGACGCCGTCTTAGATTTTTTAGAGACGGACAGCGGTTCGCCGCTAGTCGACATGGCTACCGGGACAGGAAAGTCGCTTGTTCTGGCCGAGCTTTGTAAAGCGGTAGTTAGAAGTTACGACAAGAAAATTGTCGTAGTAACGCACGTTAAGGAACTCATCGAACAGAATTACAAGGAATTCCTAGCCAATTGGTGGCGGGGCGCTGACTATGCCGGTATCCACAGCGCAGGCTTTGGCAAGACAGCACGCGCGACACGTCAGCAAATCATCTTCGCCGGCATTCAAACCGCGCATCGCAACGCCGCGGCGTTCGGCTCTGTTGACTTGCTGCTGATCGACGAAGCGCACCTTGTGCCGCGTAAGGCGTCCACGATGTACGGACGCTTTATAGCCGAGCTGCGCTTGGCTAATCCTGACATGCGCGTCGCTGGTTTGACCGCGACTCCGTACCGCCTCGGCTCCGGCCGGTTAGACAAAGGCGACGGCGCGATGTTCGACCGCATAGTCTACACCTACGGCATCAGCGACGGAGTTAGAGACGGCTATCTAGCACGGCTCGTCACCAAAGCAACCGAGACGGGCTTTGACCTAACAGGCGTTGGCAAATCAGGAGGCGAATACATTGAGAAACAACTTCAAGCTGCGGTTGACAAAACCGAAACAACGCGTCGTGCGATTGACGAAGCGGTCGCGTATGGGCGGGACCGCAAGTCATGGCTCGCCTTTTGTTCTGGTGTCGAGCACGCCTATCACGTTCGAGACGAGATTCGACTACGACAATTTGTGGCGGAGACCATTACGGGAGCGACCCCTTCGGAGGAACGGCGTCGTATTCTCGAAGACTTCAAGGCAGGTCATATCCGATGCGTGACTAATGCGAACGTCCTGACCACCGGCTTCAACGCGCCTGGAGTGGACATGATCATGGCCCTCCGGCCGACCGCATCGGCCAGCCTGTACGTCCAGATGATGGGCCGCGGCACGCGCAATGCGCCGGGGAAGGACAACTGCTTGGTGCTGGACTTCGCCGGCCTCATCCGCACCCACGGCCCGGTCGATTGCGTGAAGCCCCCCGGAGAGAAAACAGGCGGCGGAGTCGCGCCGGTCAAGGAATGCCCGACGTGCCACTCGCTAATACACGCCAGCATAATGGAATGCCCAGACTGCGGCCATGTGTTCACGCCCAGCGCCGTAAGCAAGCTGACCGCCAAAGCGAGCGCCATGGCGATCATGGGCAACGCGCCGGCCGAGTGGGTGCGGGTTAGCGAGCGGACGTTCGCGATGCACTACAAGCCGGAGAGGCCGACAAGCGTGCTGGCGAAATTCCGATGCGGCATCGTGACGCACAAAGCTTGGTATTCTCCAGAGCATACAGACTTCCGCGGCAAGATCGCAGACAAGTTCTGGCTTGCGCACGGCGGGCAGATGCCGCTGCCGCGAACGGCTGTTTCGTGGATGTCGCGGGCTGCGGAACTTAGGCCAACGACTGAGATCGCCGTCAAGCCGAAGGACAAGTGGATCAACGTGGTCGACGCGCGTCCTGCAGCGCTGGCCGTTGCGGCGGAATAGCCGCGAAAAATCGTAACTGGACGTGAAAAATCGTAACGTGCGCGACTTGGCGTGAAAACAAGTATTGCTTTGCGCGCCGCTTGTGGCATGGTACGCGACTTCTTGCATATGGAGCGAATCTTGAAAACCTTTCTCGACGGGCGCGTTTCCTTGCATGGTGGCGACGCAATGGATGTCGTGCGCGGGCTGGCGGACAACAGCGTGGACTCGGTGTGTACAGATCCGCCGTATGCGTTGGTTAGCATCACGAAGCGGTTTGGTGCTGATGCGGACTATTCGGCGCGCTCTAACATGGAATCCAACGCCGACGCGCAGCCGCCGAACAGAGGCGCGCAGTACAAGCGCCTATCGCGCGGCTTCATGGGAAAAACTTGGGACACCGGCGAGACAGCCTTCTCCGTGGAATTCTGGGCCGAAGTCCTGCGCGTCTTGAAGCCAGGAGCGCATGTCGCAGCGTTCGGCGGTACGCGCTCCTACCACCGGCTGGCGTGCGCGATCGAGGACGCGGGGTTTGAGATTAGGGATCAATTGGCTTGGACCTATGGTTCGGGTTTTCCAAAGAGCCAGAACGTAGCGAGATTTATCGATAAGGAACTCGGCGTTTCTGGATCGTTTGGCAGCGCCAAGTCGCCAGCGCATCAACACTTTATCGACAAGGGTAAATTTAACAGCGAAGAGGAGACCAACGAGGGTTGGAGACGTCCTTGGATGGACGATCCTGAGGCTGTCGCAAACGTCGGCCGCATCTATCTCCCGAGTTCTGAGCAAGCAAAACATTACGATGGCTTCGGCACTGCTCTAAAGCCCGCATGGGAGCCAATCTGCCTCGCCCGCAAGCCTCTGTCGGAAAAGACAGTCGCTGCGAACGTCCTGCGCTGGGGAACGGGCGCGATCAATGTGGATGGGTGTAGGGTGGAGAGTGGCGACAAGCCGTATTCGTATCCAAACGGTCGAGGAGGCGAGGGCTGGCAAGGTCGCGACGGTCTTGGCAGCAACTTGGACGTCCCGCTATCCGGCTCGCCCCTCGGGAGATGGCCCGCCAATCTCTGCCTTTCTTGGCCTGAAGACGAGTACGAAATAAGGCCAGACATCACTAAGTCGCAACTGCATGAACTGTCTGGGTGGTTCCGTGAGAACGCCTAACACGTCCTGCTTGATTTGCGCGAAGCCGCTCTATAGGCGCGCGTCCGACCAAGCAAGGGCGCGTTACGCGGCGTGCATGGCGCACCGCAGCGAGGCTCAGAAGGTAGCTGGAATCACCGACGCGCAGCATCGCGCTTTGGCGACGGCGCGTAAGAAGGGATTCAATTATCGCAACGGCAGAAAAGACACGCCCGAGACAAGAGAGAAGCGCGCGATAACGCTCAAGCGCGTCCACGCTGAAGACCCATCCATAGCGATTATGCGCGGCGTTAAGACGCGTGGGGAACTGAATGTGAATTGGAATGGTGGGTCGTCGCGGCTAAATACGTCTATCCGTCAAATGTTCGAGAATCGCCGCTGGGCTGATGCCGTTAAAGAGCGCGACGGATGCTGCGTTCGTTGCGGCTCAATGGATAGGCTTGAGAGCCACCACCAGATCCCGATGTCCGAGTTGATTGAACGTCTTGGCGTTAAGAACCGCGATGACGCGCGTCGTCATGCGGCGATCATCTTCGACATCAACAACGGCGAGACTCTTTGCGAGCCTTGTCACTACGCCGAACACGGAAGGAAACTTGCGGCATGATTCTGAGCGAGAGAGAATTCGAACATCTGCCAGAGCATCTGCGGAGCCTATTCCGCAAGCGCGCAAACCCAGCCAAGGACGAAGTGCTGGCGGCGTTTCCGAGCACTGGCGTAAACGGCCGCCCAAACTGCGCCGGGGAAAAGTACACCAAGGCTGCTGATGTTTACGGAGAGTATGCCGACGACACCTATCGTGGCGGCTACATGGACTCCGGCTCCGTCGCTCGCTTTTTTTATTCCGCAAAGGCTTCAAAAGCCGACCGCGCGCTCAGCAAGCATCCGACCGTCAAGCCCGTCAAGCTCATGCAATGGCTGGTGCGGTTGATCACGCCTCCCAACGGAACCGTTTTGGATTGTTTTGCCGGGACCGGCACGACAGGCGAAGCCGCTTGGCGCGAAGGCTTCAGCGCCGTGCTGATTGAGCGCGAGGAAGAATACCAAGCCGACATTGAGCGGCGCATGCTGTTCGCGAAGGCTAAGGAAAAGCCCAGCAAGGCAACGCAAGAACCGGAAACGCTGCCGCTTCCGCTTGACTCCGAAGTTGCATACCAAACAACATTGGCCGCAGAATGACCGCCCCTCGCAAAGAGACGCTAGCCGACGGTGTCGAGATTTGGCTTGGCGATTGCCGCGAGGTGCTGCCGCTGATCGGACGCGTGGATGCGGTGGTGACTGACCCGCCGTATGGGATCAATGCTGGTACTGGCATCGGCAAGGTTACGAAGGAGGGCAGCGATTTCAGAGGGGAGTCGCAGTGGGATTCCGCCCCTCCTGACGAGGACACTTTTGCCTCGATATTAGATGCCTGCCAGTATGCAATTATATTCGGCGGGAACTATTTTCGCCTCCCTCCGTCACCATGCTTTTTGATTTGGGACAAGATCCAGCCTGAACAATTCACGCTGGCAATGGCCGAGCTTGCGTGGACCAATATGAGAAAACCAGCGAAAATCTATCGCTGGAAATCTCAGTCCATAAACGGCGGCGATCCAAAGTTTCACCCCACCCAAAAGCCGCTAGGTCTGATGGAGTGGTGCGTTGATCAATTGCCGCCAGGAATGGAAACCATCCTCGACCCCTTCATGGGCTCGGGCACTACTGGCGTAGCCTGCGTAAATCTTGGCCGCTCATTTATCGGCATAGAGCGCGAGCCTAAATATTTCGACATCGCTCGCCGACGCATAACCGAGGCGCTGTCTCGCCCGCGCCTGCCGTTCGACGAGCCGGTTAAGCCGAGGCAGGAGTCGCTGTTATGACCGACGCCGACTTCCTCCGCATCGTCACCGGCGGCTCGATCTGGCCGGGGTTGGCCAATCCCCGCGAGACAATCGTCCGCTTTTGGGTCGACGGGCAGCGCGTGGCCGTCTGGTTGCACCTGTGACCACCTGGTGTCCCACAGCCTGTGTCATCTGCCGCCGAACCGCAATGTTCAAATCCAGAAACAAAGATGTCTGCGAGGAGTGTTTGCCCATGACTACGAAGAATCTAGACGAATGGGAAAAGACGGCAATCTCCGAAATGGCCGCTACGGTGAGGGAGCACTTGGGGATGAGCGAAGAGGAGGGGTTCGAGTTCGTTCGTTTTGTCTTTCTGGGCGTCGGGGATTCTATCCGCCGCCAAATGGATCTAGGTACGGCGCCGTTTTAGTGTCCAGCAAGTTGCATACCACGCAACCAGCCGCTGCCGTAGCGGACTGGCTGACGGTGCTACGGGCGGCCGAAGCGTTGCGCTTTTCGAAGGTCACGTACTGGGACCGCTGGTCGCTCCACTACTGCGAGTTCCAGCACCACCCCGGCCGCTTGTGCCGCGACATCGTTCTGGACGGCGACGAAGTGTGGACGGTGGAGGACGCGGATGTCTGATAGCCCTTATGCCCGCGTCGGCGCCCGACTCGTCGACCAAGGCTTCAGCGCTATTCCCGTCTTGCCCGGCACCAAGCGCCCCGGATCGTTCTCCAAAGGTCGCTGGTGGGGTGATATCGAGTGGAATCGCTTCTGCGACCGCCTGCCTACAACGCTCGAGACTGAGATCTGGGAGAAGTGGCCAGACGCTCAAGTATGCGTAGCCCTCGGTAAGGCCAGCGGCGGCCTCGTGGGCGTGGATATCGATACGGATAACTCAGAGATCGTCAAGGCCATCGAAGGCGCCATACCGGAGGAAAGCCCAGTACAGAAAATGGGCCGGAAGGGCCGGACGCTTTTCTATCGCGCGCGACCGGCAGTCGTCAGCACCGCCTACAATGTCCACGGCGAGCGCGTCCTTGATCTCCTGTGCCACGGCAAGCAAACGATTCTTCCTCCGACCGTCCATCCCGACACCGGGCGCCCATATGAATGGCTCACGGCCAGCACGCTAGAGCACATCACAACCGACCGCCTGCCGCTATTGCCTGACGACATCGCAGCACGGCTGGGCGCAGCTTTGGCCCCCCATGGCTACTACGCACCGGTCGAACGGCCGGCGGCGTCAGAAGGCGGCGGCCTATGGCGAGAGATCAACGAAGTCGCCCTGACGCGCTTTTCCGACTGGGTGCCCGAGTTGGGCATCGACGCCAAGCGCGCACACAACGGCACATGGCGCGGCAAGGCGATCTGGAAGGGCGCCGAGAACGCCAACGTCGGGTTTTCTCCGCAGGGCATCAAGGACTGGGGCGACGACCGCGGGATGACCGCCCTAGACGTCGTGATGGAAAGCCACTCCGTGGACTTCCCCACCGCCGAAAAGTGGTTGCGCGAACGGCTGGGCTTCAAAGATCCGGAGCCGGTCAAGTTCGTGTTCCGCAAGCCGGTTAAGGCAGACCCGCCGCCCGCCGACGTCGAAGTCCCGCTCGGCGCGCCGGAAGCAAAGCTCGATCCGTTCGACTTCAAGGTTGCCGGCGGCTTGCTAGAAACTACAGCTCAGTGGATCTTTGAGAACAGCTTCGTGCCTTCGCTTGAGTTGTCGCTCCTGGCCGCTATCGGCATCATGTCGGCGTTCATGGGGCGCCGCTACGTCGGCCCGTCCGGGCTGGCGCCGAACCTCTACTTGGTCGGCCTGGCCGGGACTGGCTATGGAAAGGACGTGGTTCCATTTGCTGTCAAAAACATCTTACTGCGCGGCGGCGGAATGGATCATATGCTCGGTGCGGGCGACCTCAGTAGCGACGCGGCGATTGAGCGAATCGTCCGCTTCAAGCCCGGCTCCGTTTCTCCAATGGATGAAATCGGCGCATGGCTGCAGGAGGGCTCCGGCCGCAACTCGCCGCAATATGCCAAAAACCGTCGCAAGACGCTGCTCGAGCTATACGGAAACTCCAAGGTCGGAGGAATTTACCTCGGCAAGGACAAGGCCGGCAGCGAAACGCTGTCCTCGAGCGAGCCGATCTTCAGCCCGTGTTTTTCAATTGCTGGTGTGTCAACGCCAGACCTGTTCTTCAAAGGACTGACCGAAGAGAACACCGTAGACGGCTTCCTTAATAGATTGACCGTCATATCCATTCAACCCTGCAGCGTGCGCAACCGTAAGCTGTCTACCAAAGCCGGTATACCAAGCGCGCTAAAAGAAGCCTACGACGCTGCCTTCGAGGCGTGGCCAGCTCCGCAGACGCATAAGGCGGCCTACAGGAACCCGCTGGCGGATCCGTTCCTATATCCGGTGCCGTGGGCCGACGAGGCCGCGGAAGGGCGATGGGACGCCGTTTGGGACTGGCAGGAGCGCATGATCGAGGAGGCGACGTACACTGCCGGACTCGTCAAGCGCACCGCGGAGCAGACGATCAAGCTGGCCATGATTCGCGCCGTATCGCGAGACTTCGCGGCTCCGGCGATAACGGTAGACGACGTGCTGTTCGGCGAGGCGATCGTCTTCAAAAGCGTCACCATGCTCCAGGACGGCATGCGCCGCTACATGTCCGGCTCGGAGTTCGAGGACAATTGCAAGACCCTGCTCAGGGCCGTGGAAGGCTTCCCCAAAGGCTTGACCAAGACGGAACTTACTCGCCGTGCAGGTGTAAGCAAGATGGACAAGCGCAAGTTGAACGACGCGATCGAATGGCTAACAGACCACGGCCGGTGGAGGCCCATAAAAAAGAAGCGAGGCTTCCGCTACATGTCGTTGAACGGCCTTGAGGCTGTGGAAGAGGACGACGAGGAATGAGCAAATGGCAGCCGATAGAGACCGCGCCGAAGGATGGCAGCTACATCATGATCCTATTCGACGGAGAACATAGAGTCGTTAGCTGGGTCGAGCCGATTAAGGGAGCCAGAATCTGGCACTGGGCCGAGCGCGACCAAATTGAGCCGTCGTTTAATCCAGCCCTTGTCACCCACTGGATGCCTCTCCCCGAGCCGCCTCAGTCTTCGGACTCCTGATCCTTCTTTGGCCGTTTGCGATACATCATAAAATCCGGCACGCCCTCTCGTTCCGGAGGAGGAAGCATGGGCGGCGTGTCCATTACTGCCTCTGCCGCCTTTTTCAAAGCAGCGCTCGCAAGAGCAAGAAATACCTCCTTGTCGGACAACCCGTCTGGCGGAGGAGGCATATCGCCAATTATCGCATAGGCTAAAGTAACAAGTCTAGATCGTCGTTCAAGGTCATCTGACATAACAATTCCACCGCGTTTGCGTTTAACCTGCAGACGCGTCGGAAGAACGGCGAGACTGAGTTGAAATGGAAGCTTGGTGGTCCGGTCCCATCTGCTGTTGGATACCAGCACGATACGCGCTGAATGAACGCATGGCGCATCGTCCAGCTATAGAAAACGAACCTTGGCCACCACATGCCCCGATGAATGTGCTACCCGGCACAAAACGTCAAGTAACGATGTTTTGACTGGCATGTTTGCGTCTGAGGCCGAATAAAATCGCAAATCCCAGCATTAACATGACCCATGTTGACGGCTCGGGAACTTGAGGGATTGGCGGAGATCTAGGCGGATACCATGCCGGTGGCTGGCTATAATTAAAATAAATTTCAATGTCTTCGACGGGCTGTACATCGCCTCCTACTTGTCCCACGCCCGTGGGAAACCACGCTTCTGAGCCGCCTTCTCCCGCCGCCGCGCCGCTATAATATCCCTCACCGTTAGCGTAATCACTACCGCCAGGACCGCCGCCTCCACCACCCCCACCAACGTCATCAATCCAAACACAATGTACATGAACATGACATCTCCTATGGTGATGTGGGTGGTGGCGCAGCGTTGGATGCATAGTATGCAACGAATGGCGCAAATGAAAAGGCGGCCTAGCGACTGGATAGCAAACCCAATAGGCAGAGGCGGGAGTCGCGGCCAAGCAGGCGGCTAGGGCGGCGGCTAGGCGCATATTCGCGGCGCCGGCTTGCCTTCTGCTATGGCGCGCTCGCACGCCACAACATATTGCGCCAGAGTCAAATGGACACACGCGGCGCCGTCGATAGAAACTAGAAAGTGGCGGGTCATTGCGCGGACCTAGCGCGGATGGCGTCGGCGATGCTGCGCGAGGCGTCAGCACCCGCCCCGGCATCGTCTCCGTATTGCTCTTCAAAAATAAGATGATCAGCCGCCACCTTCGCGCACGCCTCTCTCTCCTCTGCGCGGACGGCGGCGAGGGCTCGTTCTATGGCCGGCTCAAGCTCGGCGATGCCTCCGGACAGCATTGCCGCCCGCTCCTCGTCGGTCATTCTACTGCCCTCAAGCCTGTTTCGATGATTATAACGCTACGCCCCTGAAGAGTTGCGAGGTAGCGAACGACGCCAGTGGAAGTTCTGTCATCGAGAACGTAAGTAATGATGTAGGTCTTACCGCCGCGCGTCACAGTCTGCCCGACAACGAACTTGGGCTTTTCCATCCCCTGTCCTCCTTTTAGGTCGCGGCCGACGCCGCCGGGAGAGGGAAGCGTCGGCCGTCTAGCGGGGTAGGGCCGTGGGCCTTTAGGGCTAGCTTTTCCCCACGCGCCCACCTTACGCTCCGGAAATGGCATGTCAAGCGAAAAAAAGTATTGACAGGCTAATTTTCTATCTTGACTCCATTTTTGGTCGTGCTAAATTCGTACTGTAAACGAGAAATGGAGCAAGACGGGTGATTAAGTGCGACGACTGCGGGGAAGCCACCCAAGACTGGGATTGGTCAGCTAGCTACGACCGCTGCTGCGCGAAGTGCTTGGGACAGGAAGTTGACGAAGCCGCCGATCGCGGCTGCCACGAATACCATCAGGGAGCGGGACAATGAACGAGCACGCAGACCGAAATCCTCACTTCGGTTCTAGCCTTGAAGATTTACTTGAGGCTGAAGGGCTACTTGAGGAAACGACAGAGCACGCCATCAAGACTGTGCATCGTTGGCAAATGAGCGAGCGCTGTAAATACCGCATCATCGGCTCGGTGGCGGTGATCTCGGCATTTATTATCGGCTTCTTTATCACATCTATCATCTTGTGGTGGGTCCAATGACCGACCGTTGGAGAGACCTAAAGAAGCAACATGATGATTTAATATTCTGGCCGTGGATGAAGACGGTTGACGATCTTCAGGATCAGATCGCGGAGCTGGTCGCGGCGGTGAAGGAGGCTGACCGCCAACTTGAATATATCGACGAGCGCTGGCCAACCGGGTCCACTCCGGTAGTGCGCACCCGCATCAACGCCATCCTCGCCAAAGTGGAGTCCGAGTCATGAACGCCTTCCGGCCGGACATGGCTGTCCTAGCCACTCAACTTCTTGAGAAGAAGGATGACTTCATCTCAGAGTCAGAATTCCCCACGTTGCACGCCCTTCGCCTGCAGGAAGTACGCGACCGCTTCGACAGGGCGCTCCAGCACGCATGGCCGCTTCAGGATTTTGAGAAGAGGACGAGCCGATGACCTCCGACAAATGCGACAAGTGGGATTTCAAGCCCACCAACAGGGTGATCGAGCAGACCGATAGTGGCTTTGTTGCGCGCGACCGCGTCCCAACACAGCACAGCGCTGAAGTCACCTACTCCGCCGACAGCTGGACACTCAGCGACGGTTCGCGCCTGCTGCTAGAAGCCACCGTCCAGGTCTTCATAAGCGACATTCAAGTAACGCTAACCGAAGCCTTCAATTCATTCGGCGGTCGTCTGCTCTACTGGCAGCGCACAGCGCTAATCGACTGGGTTGCGTACCACCAGCAAACGTTACGCCGCCTGCAGCCGATGTACGGCGAGCCGGGGTATGCGGGAGTTGCGGCGTGACCCGACGCACCTACGCAGAAACCTATCTAAAAGAGCCTCGAATCAACTTTCAAGGCCACCGCCTCGACCGCGACGAGCCGTTTGTCAATCTGCACATCTACCGCACCATCCCGCAGGGTGGAAGCGTGGTGATGTCGTGGCGCGAACGACACGCGCGATGGCTACGAGGAGGGCGTAGTGAACAAACTGCTAATTGACGAGACTGGCAAACGCTACGGGATGCTGTTCGTAGTAAACCGCCACCAGCGACCAGTAACTAACCGTGCATATTGGTTTTGCGAATGCGACTGCGGACAATTGCATTCGGTACTCGGAGATCATCTGCGTACCGGCGCTATTTGGCACTGCGGCTGTATGCGTCCGCAAGCTAGGCCGCCCCTCAAGCCGAGGAAGACCAAGGCAGAACTACGGCGCAGACGATACGAGAAAAGCAGGCGAGATGATGCCGAAACAACCGAGCCGCATGTTTACCGCACGCCGCGGCGCATAGAAATGGGACCAATTGTTGCTGCCGCTCTAGCGGCTTTGGAGGCAAGGTCATGAATGCATATGAGGAATTGGTGGAGCGGTGCATGATTGCCGCTCCTAGCGCTTGGGATCTGGACACATGGGTTAGGGTCGTCCTCGCCGAAGTCCGACGCACGCTTGAGGACGCCGCCGAACGAGAGCAAACGCCCTTAGCACGCACCATTCTTGATTGGCTGGATAGTTGCCCCCTCAACCCCACGGTGCAGTCATGAATGCCCACACGCGCCCAGCGGCGCCCAACATGCACAACTTCACCAACGACTACCTGGCCGACGAGATCGGCCAACAGGACGCCATAGCCAAGGCAGCCACGGCTCGCTTGAACGCGCTCAAGGAGGAGGCCAAGCGCCGCGGCATCGAGATCGCGCAGGGCAGTCACTACCGGATCAGCGTGGACACAGGCGAGCGCAAGACGCTGGACACCAAGGCGCTGTGCGAACTGCTCGGCAAGGATGCCCTCGAGCCGTACTACCGCACGACGCCGACTTGCACGCTTCGCATTTCGTCGGTGTTTCAGCAACCGGAGGTGGTGGGATGAGCGCATATGAGGAGTTGGTGGAACGCATCCTGAGCAACGGCAAGCTATACGCAAGCCGTCGGGAATACGTAGAGGACATCCTCGCCGAAGTCCGCCGCACGCTTGAGACGGTGACGGCGGAGATGAGCGAGGCTGGAGATTGTGCGTTCGAGAACGGCTACGTGCGGGAGGTCTACTCAGCCATGCTCCGCGCCTCGCCGCTGGAGCCGGCCAAGTGACCCGCGCCCAAGGTCTGGAATGGCTCGAGCTGGCCTTCAAGAAGGGCTATCGCGACGAGTATGACCAGCAGCCGTTGGTCATGAGGTCGGCCCTTGCCAAACTAATAATCGGCCCGGTGTACGGCGCCGAAGACGCTATCCTGCTGCGCGATGTCTATAGGTTCGGGCGCAGCGTCGGGCTGGCGCAGCGTGAGGCCGACTTGGCGGAGGAAAGCAAGTGAGCGATTACACAAACCCAGGCGACACGCCTCAATCAGACTATGACAAGGCTGAGATTAGGCGGCTTCGCGCCGAGTTGGAGAAGGCGCGGGGAGAGCGGGACGAGGCGAGAAATCTTGCCGATTTGAGATTGGATTTAATGCACAAGCAGGAAGGTGCCTTTGCCCAGCGCGACTCCGCCCGCGCGCTGCTGCGGGAGTGTGTGCCAGAGCTTCGTATTTGCAACGCCGACCTCCGCGACCGCATCACCAAGGAGCTTGGAGAATGAGCGAGATGCACATTAACAGCGGCGGCTCACGCGAGCGTAGGCTAACCGCAGAACTCGCCGCCAAAGACCGCGAGATCGCGCGGCTGTGCGCCATCCGGGAGGAGGGCATGAGACTTAGCGCAAGGCAGGCTCGCGAGATCGCAGCGCTGCGGGAGGCGCTGGCGGAAGCCCGCGGCTGGGTGCAGGACGACGTTGACGCTGATCATAGGCACAGGGGGCAGGATGTCCTTGACCGCATCGACGCCGTCCTCAACGGCTCTCCAGCGGCCGCCGAGATCGACAAGGATTGGGACATGAAGATGCCGCGCATCGAATGGCCACCAACCACGCCCGACCCCGCCGAGGCCATGCGCGCCAAGTGCGAAGAGATTGTAGAGGCGGAATTGGTTGATTCCGCTGAAGCCGCGCACCCCGATGACGGCGACGTGTATGCGGCAGCATCAGCGGCTTACTATGCCCTGCGGACAGTTCGCACACGCATCGCCGCCCTCAAGGGCAATGGAGAGGGGAAGTGACCGTTGAGGAGATAGTGGCGGATATTGAGCGCTGGGCAACACTTCCCTCCCCAGCCGGCCTGCGCGCCCTCATCGCCGACTGGCGCAAGAGGGGAGAGCGGATCAAGGAGTTGGAGCCATATGAGAGCCTGGGGAAGGCCCTCAAGATACTGTCTGACAACGGCATGGGTGGCCGCTTCTCTTAGCCGCTAGCCCGCCCCACAAACCGCTTCCATCCCGCTCCGGCGGGATTTTTTTTGTCGTAAACCGGTGTCCGAGGCGACTTTTCGATAAAGGAAGCGGCGTCCTTCATTTCGGATTCAATGCCTCACAGCCTCGCCGGCCGTTTCCATAGAAGCATTGAAGCAAAACTGAAGCAGGTTTTTCGCTTCAATGGTTTTTCCAGCTAAGTGTTTGATATATCTATATATTATATCCTATATATGTATATATATTATTATAGAATCAATAAAGTAAGAACGAAGGAGGAGGACGAAAAAGAAAGGACAAATATAGGAATATATATGTGTGTGGGGAATTTCGCTTCAAACCCACACGCAACCACAACCGCAGCAGCAACCCGCCCGCCCCGAAAAACAGTGTTGCACTCCACGCCAAAAAATGCTTACTAAGCCACAGGCGCGAATCGCGCAGGAGGGTGGCATGCGTATCTACCTGGCAGGTCCAATGCGCGGATATCCAGAATTCAACCGGGCCGCGTTCGCAGACGCCGCGTTCAAGCTGCGCTCCAAGTGGCACGAGGTTTTCGTCCCTACCGAGCACAGCATCAAGCTGTTCGGCGACCACGTGCGTAGCAACGCCGACGGCGATGAGGGGCGCATGGGCGGCGAGAAGATGACCATCGGCCGCACGGTGTTTCACATCGACCTGACCCAGATCTGCCTGTGGTCGGAGGCTGTGGCCCTTCTCCCCGGCTGGGAGGCCAGCAAGGGCGCGTCGGCCGAGGCTGCGGTCGGTAGGGCGCTTGGGATCATCGTCGAGCCTGTGGAGCGGTTCCTATGAGCGTCGACCTAAAGCGGCTGCCGGAAGACGAGGAGTTGGTGCGGTCAGTCGTGCCGCTGGGGAGGTACGGGCCGCGGGTCCAAAACGTCCTCGACGCCCTGAACTATTACCGCTGCAAGGCGAAGTTCGCCGAGCAGGAGTTGAAGAGCGCCAACGAAACGCTGACCGCAATGCGCGAGGGCGCGGAATTTAGGAGTTGGTCGTGAGCGTGATTTGGACGCTGATGGCGATGGCTGCCTCGTGCTTATCCATCGCCAAACCGTACATCGCAGACACGCTGGTGGGAGCGGTGCTTATCTATCTCGCAGTTCTGTACATCATCCTGGCGTTGCGGTCGTGAGGCAGTCCAAGCCTGCCGGGTGGCCGCGTAAAGACGTGAAGCTGTGGGAGCCTTCGCCCGGTAACGCGGTTAGCAACGTGCCGTGGGTAGCCCGCCCCGCCCCCAAGCCCAAGCGCAAGGCTGCCGCGGCAGCGCTCCCCGAGTGGCTGCTGCAAGCCCACATGATGGCTGAGTGGAACAAGCTTGAGTCTGAAGGATGGGCGTTCTCCGCCGTGGGCGACATGAACGCGGCCCGCAGAAGCCCGCAGACGGCCATGCAGTGCAAGGCTATGGGCATGAAGGCTGGAGAGCCGGACGTCCGCCTATATGGCTATCCGGCCCGCATCTTGTTCCTCGAGGTCAAGACCACCAAGGGCAAGAAGTCCGACGCCCAGGACGCCCGCCACGATCGGCTAGCAGCGCTTGGCCACACGGTGCTCGTGGTAGCGCCGCGAGATGAAGCCCACGCGCGCAGCATAGCGCGAGAAATAGCAACCAAGTTTTGTGATCCGGCTGGGGGGTTGTTGTGATTACTGTAACACGTAAAATTGAAGATGGAAGGACAGCCAAGTTTACGCTTTCTTTTCAGAAAATATTTTGGGCCGTGATGTCAGTGGTTGCCGGATATCAGATCGGCGGCTGGTGGGGAGTCCTTCTTGCCATATCACTAAATCCACCAGAATTTTCATTTCGGTCATGAAAATCACCCTGGCAGCCCAGAAGTGGATGCACGACATCACGGCGCGCCACAGAGCCGAAGCCAAGCCTATACGCCGCGAAGACCAGGCGCGCACCGATGCCCTGTCCGTGGCCCTAGCGCAGCCCCACAGGCAGGGTAGCGATGATCCACGGCTGGAGAGCCCTCTAGGCAGGTTTTGCGCGTCACGGGGCCTCCACGGCGATCTATACCGGGCCGGATGCCGCTATCGGGAGATCGTGCTCGAGGCCCGCCAGGCGATGGGGATGACAAACTCCGGATGGTCAGGCGGTAGGGATAGCTACGGAGAGGAGATGGACGACGAGAAGGCCGCCGAGCGAGCTAGGGATACGCGCGCCAAAGAGAACGAATCAAATGATGTTTTGAAGAGAATTGCTCTATGCTTGCCGTCTTTAATGAAAAATCTTTGTGTTCTTGAGATTGAGCATTCCATCAATGATTACAATCATTTGCTCGACGGCCTGGTTGCTTTGAATGCACTTTATAGCGTGGGACGCAAAAAAAGGTGTTGACGAATACCTATATAACGTGCTAGCCTACGAATATGGAGGCGCTTGAATTGCGCCTTGATTTTGGACCCGCCGCATAACAAGCGAGCGGGTTTTTCTGTTTTTGATTGGCTGTATTGAATGAGCATTCTTGGCGTCCCCTCGAGCAAAATGAGGGAGCACGAGGAGTGCGATCGTCTTTACAGCGAATTCATTGCCTCTGGTCGTCAGGTAACGTTTGTCCGTAAGGGCGTGGGCGGCAGCGTAACGATTAGGCGCGACCCGTACCAATACCTGAACGATAATGAACCGTTCTCTCTCAACAATAATGGCGTAAGCGAAGACGCATTTCCAAACTCTGGCAACCATCAGCTTGTAGTCGAGAAAATATACGGCGTTTTAGACGACCCTGAAAAGTTATATTTAGATGCGCAGCATTGAAATAGTAGATTCTTTGATATGTGGGTTTTGTGGACGATCTTTCGATGCAGATACCGACAATGAAGTCGGATATTCTTTAATCTGCGAAGAATGCGACGACAATATTCCCGTGGCGGAGCGCGGGAATTATCAGGACGGCCACGGCCTGTACGACGAAGAGACTGGCGAACGCCTGTACGGATACCAGCTGTGGCTAGCAAATAACAGCAACGAAGACGACGACTTAGACTACTAAAGTTCAGCGACGCCCTTAGGCGGCCAATTATAGCAGGGTGGAGCAGCTCGGTAGCTCGCTTGGCTCATAACCAAGAGGTCGGGGGTTCAAGTCCCTCCCCTGCAACCATTACCAACCCACCGACCGGCGTGCCGGCGGCTCAGCGGGGGAGACAACCCCAGTTTGCTTATTCAGGTTCCGTTGGCCACGGCCTTCGGATTTGCTGCAACAAAGTCGCATGAGTGCCCAGCTTCACAGCCGGCCGCGACCTTCCGCTCACACCGGATAGCGGCGCCAATTTCACGAGGCCCACCATGCCGGCAGCGCCCAAGCTACCTGCCAGCATCAAGGTCGGGCATCTAGATTTCTCGATCGTTCTTGTTCCGGGCGCTGATATTGGCGCTTATGGCGACTGCCACCACGACGAGCAGCGCATTCGCATCGATGCAGC